TGAAAAAGAAGTCTTTAGCAAAACATATGAAAAAAAAAAAGATGAAACTCGAAACTAAAACTCTAAGAGAATCAAACAATGAAAGTCCGATAGACAGAGCGATTAGAAAAGTCACATCTAACACTTTCATGCTTGACAAGTCGGCTCTTTCCTCCGCAATTTCACATGCAACCGAACAAACATCCAGTGCAATCAAAAATCAAGGCATAAAGACATTTAGAACAATGTCCGGCGACAAAGATCCCAACAAGATTGCAGACAACTCCATGAACAATTTTATTCGTATTGCTAAAGAACATTACAAGAATGCAGTTGATGGAGGATTAGAAAGAGAAGAAGAAAAAGTCTTGAGTGATATTTTGAACATTATTGCAGGGCAAGTAAGTTATTCTTTAAAGGAGAGTAAAACAATGAAAAAGGTTAATTTTACAGAATACGATAGAAAAGAAGTTTTAAAACATTTAGAAAGTTTTCGAGATTATCTTTTCGCAAATGAAGATTCTCAGGCAATGGAATGTATGGATATTATCGCTCAAACATTTGCAGACTCAAAATACAACGAATTGTATGAAAAAACTTGGCATGAAGTTGAAGATTTTTTCATAATTGGCGACCTTGAAGGTATGAATGAAGCAGTAATGGACTATTGGGATGAAACTGTAGAGGATGCAGAACTTGACCTTAATCAAGGAAATTCTATACGTCCAGAAGCATACGAAGATGAATTAGAAGCATACGAAGATGAATTCTTAAACGAAAATTTATTTAAATCCGTCAAGAAAGCAATAATCAAAAGTTTGAATTAACACAAGTAGATTTATTAATATGAAAATAAAACAATGAAAAAATCAAACGATTTATTTGAATCCGTCAAGAAAGCAATATTAAAAGAAATAAGTGGTAGAAATGAAAATTTTAAAGTGGGCAAAGGTTTAGAGGATGCTGACTTTTGGATTTATGCCACAGGGAGCGAGAAAAATTTAGGAAAGCCATTGAAAGAATATGGAAAAAATAGAATTGGCGTTAAAGTTTTAAATACTGAGAGGATATTGCCTGCCTTCATGTATGGTTGGTTTCAAAATTTATACCAACAAGGTTTTTGGTCACAATACAGCAAAGGCTCAGTCATACAATTCATCACGGTCAATGATGTACGAGAATTGCTAAATGTATGGTTGGTTTGATAATTTATAACAACATCATCTTAGAAGAATATTGAAAATCTGCGTATTGTACGTTTACAAGTGAATAATTATTTATACGAGGCTGACATTGTTCAGCCTTTTTTTATAAGAGAAATTATAACAAATGCCGTCACCAAATCAAATTTTAGAAGATTACAAGAAAAAAATACAAGAAATTAAAGACGAAATTAGCAAAATCACTTTTCCTCCAGAATGGACTGAAAGTATAGAAAAAAGCATACGGTCTCTAGAAATACAAAGCAGACACATTAGCGACATAATTGAAAAAGTCAACAATCGACAAGCAATCGAAAAAAAACGATTAGAACAATACGTTGAAATAGAAAACAATATGCAGAAAGAAATCAGAAATTATGACAAATTAAGCGAAAAATTAACAGAACTTAGAGATAAAAGAGCATCTTATTTGAGTATTTCATGGCCAGGAGACCCAAGAGTTGTCGAATTAAACTTGCAAATAGATTTAACAGAGAAACTAATAAAAAAAGACAAAGCCAGAATAGATGAATTTAAAAAACACATTAACGATGTCACAAGATTAAGAGAAGAGTTAGAATACACAACCGATTTGAAATCAAAAATTAACGAACTCGAAAAGAAAAACATTGAATATGGTCGAAAAAACATGGAACAGTGGTTTGGTTTGCGCCAATCTGCCTTCGACTTTCTAAATCATGCTAAAGATATTTCAGAAGTATTTGGCACTATTACTTTTAGTTTAACGAACATAGCAAGAGGTATGGCCGACATGGTAAAGCCAGGACAAATCATGGCTTTGATTTACGACCAAACCAAAAAACTTGTCATAGAACTTGAGAATCAAGCAGCAATCACCGCTGCTTTGACCGCAAGAGGAAGAATTTACACAAATGAAGTGTACAATGCTTCCATTGCAAATCGAGAATTCGCCATATCACTTACAGACACAAACAAGGCATTTGGCGATTTATACTCCAATATGCTTGGTTTCACCGAACTTACGCCAAAAGCAAGACAAGAATTGACAAAAATCTCATCTCAGATGTCTTTATTGGGCGTTTCTTCTTCAACGAGTAGTCAGATACTAAACGACCTCACAAAAGGTCTTAGGATGTCTGCCAGTGCGTCTAGCGACACTCTGTTGGAGATAGCAAACCTCTCAGGGAAAATTGGAATACCAACTTCAAAATTAGCAGAAGAATTCAAATCCACTTTTTCACAGTTGTCCGTTTATGGAAAAAAGGGGATGGAAGTTTTCAAGGGTCTTGCTGCTGCTGCAAAAATAACAGGGATTTCTATTTCTAGATTAAATAGCTTATTTGGTGAATCGATGAACACATTCGAAACTTCTGCTGGTGTTGCTGGGAAATTAAATTCAATTCTTGGTCGAGACTTGTTGAATTCTGTAGATTTGTTGTATGCGTCAGAAGATGAAAGATTAAGGATGATAAAAGAATCTTTAGATGTTAGCGGAAGACAGTTCAAAAATATGAACAAATTTGAGCAAATGGCTATAGCAAATGCAGCAGGGATAACAGATATGGCAGAAGCCAATAAGATATTCAACATGTCTTTGAGTGCTTATGACGAAGCGAAAGAAAAAGCAAAACAAGCGGAAGCAAGTCAAAAGGCTTTTCGAAAGGCAATTGAGCCAACAGTAACATTCATGAATAAGTTGAAAGGTATGATGCAAAATTTTGCAATTGCTGTAACTCCGGTTACATATGTGTTGGGAGAAATAGTTGGATTTTTTTCGCAAGCATGGGCATATATCAATAAAACATCGGATGCAGTTGGTGGGTTTTTAGGTGGACTATTGAGATTAACTCCTGTTCTTGCTTTATTTTTGGTGCCACTAGGATTAATGTTGGGAAAAGTAGTTTTAATTGTCGGTGCCATTAGTGGATTAATTGCTGCCATAGCATCTCTTTGGGGTTGGTTTCACAAATCTGGTTCACCACAATTTTGGGAAATGCCAAAACACATGGCAATGAACATGGAAGATTATGGCGATTCAATCAAAACAACTGTGCCCCACGTCAATCGCCTCGCAACACAATCTGAAGTCCTTCACAAAGTTCAAACAAAAAAAGGCAGTCCAGCATTGTGGGAAATGCCAACTGTCATGTCTGATGGGTTAAAATCCTATCGACAAGAATTAATAAAAACAGAACCAGAAATTAGAAAAACCAATATAAGTTCAAATATTCAAAAAATGTCTGAAACAAACAACAGCCTGTATCAAAATAAAGTTTCAACGAAAAATGAAACAACAAACAATTTGATGAATAAAATCAGTGCCTTAGAGAAAAAAGTCAACACAAAAAGACAAACAAGTCCGATTAAAATCGATGTTAATTTTATGGATATAGAAGCAACAAAAAGAAACTTTCAGAATGCAGTTGAACGAGCAATAGAGGAAAAGTACGGATAATGGCTAAATATAAAAAGTTAGATTTAAACAAAGAGGTCAATTCTATCTTAGACAGACCAGAGATTGCAAATTTAATCGAAGAAACCCTAACAATACAATCAGAAAGAGACCAACTTTTGTTGAGCCATCGAGAATCACTAGCCTCAACAGATAGTTTAGTTGAAGACATATCAAATAAAAAAAGATGGATGATTGAGTTTGAACATCTTGCAACTAGAAAGCGTGTTAATTTTCATGGCTTTGTTACTCAATGGGGTGATTCTTTTCAGTCTGACTGGAATGATGAAGATGTTTTCGGAAGAATGGACCCTATTTCAATTTTTAAAAGCACAAAAAGAACGATGACTTTGGCTTGGTCCATTCCAGCATACTCGGAAGAAGAAGCAGTATTGAACACAAGGAGAGTCAACCATTTTGTTCAAATGTTGTATCCGAAATATCAACCCATAGATGTAGGGAATGTATCTATGCATGTAGGTAAAAATGGGAAGACAAGAAAAGCCCCCAAAAGAAAAGTAAAACAAATTACAAATAAGCGCAAACAAGCGATAACCAGAAACGCAGGCAAGTCTAACTATATTGTTTCGCCCCCTTTGCTTCGCGTTAGATTTGCGAACTTGATTCACAATTCTGAAACTGGACAAAAATCTGGGGTACATAAAGGTGGTTTGGTTGTCAAAGTTAACGGAAACTTGGGTGTCGAAGCGGATTTGGAAAATGGATTATTTGGAACAGACCCAGGCATGTTGTATCCAAAAATATGGAAGTTGAATTGTAGTTTTACAGTTTTTCACACACATCCACTTGGTTTTCACAACAATGTGACATTTGGAAGTAAAAAAACGGTGAATAATAACTTCCCTTATCCTGTATTGTCTGTTAAAGACCCTGGAGAAGAAGGCTAAAGGCTATGAGATATGCAAACAGAACAAAAAAAATTATAGACAGAAAAAGACACAAGCATTTGTTAAAAAAGAGAAATTTAGATTTTGCGGAGATATATGAGTCTGCAAAGTTTAAATTTTTAACAGATGATGAAAAGTCTCTAATATCTTCGGATGTAATGATTTGGCAATTTGGTGATAAAATGCACAAGGTTGCTTTAGAATATTATGGCAATATGGATGATTGGTGGGTAATTGCATTGTTTAACAATACTCCTACAGAACATCATATAAAGGCAGGAGATGAAATTTACATACCTTATCCTTTGCACCTTGTTAAAGAATTATATGGAGTTTAACAATGGCTAAGAAACCGCAAAAGTTTTTTACAGAAAAAGCAGAGATGTCTAAACAAGAAAGACTTCTTGCTCAATGCTTTCTTATCAAGAAAGTTGATAAATTAATAGAATCAAAAAGACAAGAAGGAAAAGAAGGTTGTTATAAAAATTTTCTTACTGTGCTAGATGATTCCAGTGCGTTTTTAGGAAGAGTTAGAAGAGATAGCAAGCATGAATTGCTCTTAGAAAGCATAACGCCAGCACAATTGTCTGCTCTGGTCCCAGAGATAAGAATTTTTAAAGTTGTATATGACAGTATAAATTCAAAAAGTTATACACAATATGAATTCAATTTTGATAACGCCATGAACAAGTATGATGTTGAAGCGATTACTCAATCCAACAAAAACAGAAGCACAGGAGTTGGGATTAAAAACGTAAATTGGGAATTTATAGGTTCAAATCCTGCCGAATCAAAAAGGCTAATAAAAGTAAACATGAAAATATTTTTTGCTAGTATGCAAGACATGTTGAAAGAAAGCCAAAGTGGAATTACTTTTTTAGACCTAATAAAGCCACGTTCCAAAAGTTCACCAATAAATGATTTAAGCCCTGTAGACCATCAAGTGAAAATGGAGGTCGGATGGGCAACTCCAGAAAAAAATCATCCTCTTTTTAAAGGGCAAGAAGAATTAGTTGATGCAATATCTAGGTCTCGATATTCTATGTTTTTGTCTATTGTAAAGCATGATTTGAACTTCGAACAGGATGGTCGCGTAACCTTAGATGTTCAGTATTGGGGAAGATTAGAAAGTAGAATGGGTGGTGTTGGAGATTCTAAATTTGACATTCTAGATGTCACCTGTGATAAAAAAGACAAACTTAAACAAGAACTTAAAAATAGAAGTAACGCGCTAAATGTATCAAAAAAAGAGTTAAAAGCTAGAATTAAACTTTTGAACTGTATAAATAAAAAAGGCAAAAGAGATGTTTTTTTTAAGAGCGGTATGGAACTAGAAAAAAGAGAAATAAAGAAAAGAAGAAGAGAAAATATTGAAGAAGAAAAAAACATTATATCCGAAAGAAAAAAAAGATATGAAAACATAATGTTATGTTTATTAAAAAATAAAAAAATACATTATATCGGAGTTGACCAACAATCGATTGGAATTTACGATGGAAAAGTAAAAACAAGTTTAGAAAACATTGATTCTATAAAAATTGGATGCAAAAACACAAAAGGTCTTGAAAGAAAAGCACAAGAAACAATAACAAATTATATTAACATATCTTCTTTGGTTTCTAACAACAAAAATAAACTATCAGCAAAAAATCTATTAGATTCTCGACTTCCAGTTTACGACAGCAAGTGCGTAATAATACATTATTTTTTCTTTGGAGATTTAATGGATGTAATACTTGACTATTTTTACAAAAATGAAGGCGAATATTTTACTCGTTTTTTGTTGGGTTCTGTGACAAATCCTAATGATAACTCTAAAAAAATACCATTAGCAGACATACCCATTTCAGTACAAAGATTTAGCGTCTGGTTCGCAAATGCTGTAATTAGAAAATCAAAAGGCATATACCCTTTTAATGATTTTATTAGAGATATTATAGGTGGTTTAATTTCTCCTATAATGAACGAAGATTGTCTAGAAAATGTTCTTGAAAATCCAAAATCTAAGCAAATAAATTCTCGAATAAAGCCTAGAATTAGTTTGTTTAACTTACCTGGGGGTGGTATAAGTGGAAAAAGTGACCTTCTTATTGATGGAGGAAATAGCGCACCAAAAACTTACAAAGAGAGACAAAGAGGTACTGGAATTTCATTACATGATTTTTTATCTCCATCGTGTGTAAATTATATAAAATCAAAAGATGTAGTCACTCTAAGAAAAAAATACAAGAACTCAGGAAAAAACCCTTTATTTTCTTATTATTATATACATGTTACAGAAGAATTACCGTACCGAAAGTCAAATTATCGAAAAGATATTGAAGACGGAATATATCACTTTTTTATTGGCACAGACAAAGGGTTGTTAAAAAATGTTTCATTTACTCAACAAAATCAACCTTATTACAAAGAAGCTATAATGAAAGGCACAGATCTAAAGTGGTTAAAAAGATTATACAATGCAAATATTGAAATGTTTGGTAACGCCACCTTTATTCCAGGGCAGAAAATATATATTAATCCGACATCAGTTGGACTTGGAGACCCAAAGCAACAAACTTCAATTGCTGGGGATATGGGATTAGGAGGTTATTATATTGTTGTAAAAGTGACAGGAGAAATCGAATCAGGAAAATTCAACACTACTATCGAATGCGTGTGGGAATCCAAAGGTGATGGCACTGGAATAAAATCAAAGTTTGACAATATTGATAAATGTTTTCAATCTTACAAAAAATCTGTCGGTGGGAAAAACAAAGGAAGATATTTTTACACCGACAGTTCGACTGAATGGATAAAATCAATTAGAAGAAAAGGCTACCTTAGTTTTGTCCCCAAAAGGCTACCTTAGTTTTTTTGTCCCCCGAAAAATCGACTGAATGGATAAAATCAATTAGAAGAAAAGGTTTCAAGCGATGAAAAGATATGAAGAATCTTTGTTAGAATTAGAAGACGACAACAGCCTGTCTTTTCTTTTTAAACTAAACAAAGAAAAAAATCATTTATTCGAGCAAACAAAATTGGATAGCCAACTTGTAACAATAGAAAACCCCATTCTATTTGGAAAAGTGAATTTGCAAAACAATCCAATTTTGCCTAAAAAAGAACTTCTTGTTCCTCAAAGCGACATGATGGTTTTTTCTTTCGTATCAGAACTTATAGAAAAATTTAGAAACGACATGAGTTTTGCTAGAATGAGAGGTGTTGTGTCTGACATGAATCCATCTCTATTTTTAATTGAAGTCAAAAAAGAATTTGTCGATGTCGAGCAAGAATATGATAATCACATATCATCAATACTGCAAGCATTTAAAAAACGCTCTCGACATCAACACGTTGTATACAAAGGGTTTAACAAAACTAAGCAAGACGTAAAAAATAAATATTCTTTTTTAAAATTTGTTGAAGAGGAATTTTTTGTTGGCAATGTTTTAAATGATATGCCATTAACTGATTATTCTTATCACAAAAGCAATATAAATTCAAATCTTTTTTCTGGAATTGTGTTTGAGATTGATGATGCTGAGTATGATGATGAACAATATAAGTTCGAAATGTATTATGACAATAGTGATTTTCAATATTTTATAAATTCTGCCAACAAATTTGGCTTTCGAATCGACAAAAATATCCCTTGGAGACTGTATGTTGACTTGAAATCTTCAATTGTTTCAGAAACATTTCAAAAAAAATACCGACAGCCTATTGACAAAATCTTTTGTTCTCTGTATAATACTATTATAATAGATATAAATAATAATTTACTAAATGATTTATATAAATTAGCTAATAATTGTAATATTAATATATATTCTAATAAAGAAATACAAAAGTTTAATCATAGACTATACAATAAAGAAAATAATACTTGACAAAAGAATATACAATGTGTATACTCTTTCTATATTAGAACAATAAAAGGAGTATAAATGTATATACAAGTATTAGATTATCATGACAATCAATATATATTTTATTACGACAATAAGATAAATATTGATACAAATCTTCCATCAGACGCTACTTGTACTTGGAATTATAATACTTTTTTGAAAGATTGCAATCTAAAATTTGCAAATATATATGTTCAAGGTGCTGATTCTAAGGATTATTGTCCTGAAAGTTTGGCACATCACTATGATTTTTACTGCACAAAAATAGAAACCTATCAAAATATTTATGAAAAAAGAAAAAATGCTCCAAATGCAAAAATTATTGATTTAATCAATCCGTCTATTTTGTTGGATTATTGTAAAATAAGAGAGCAAATCTGCAACAATGTTTTGTCAAAAGTAGAAGAACCAAAGCATTATGCTATCATGTCCAAGATTATTAAAATAATAGAAACAATAAAGTTCCAAGATATTAACCTGGAGGACAACTCCCCAGTGTCAAAATACGACAATCATATTTATTATAATCCTTGGAATGTGGTTACAGGGAGAATGGGATTGTACCCAAAACATTTTCCAATTACAAACTTGTCAAAAAAACTAAGAAAACATGTTCTTTGTAAGAATTCATATTTTTATGAATTAGATTACAACTCAGCAGAAATAAGAGTGATATTGTCTTTGATGGGTGTTGAAGTTGAAAGCAATAGAGACATTCATGATTATCACAACAAAATAAAATTTAACAACAATGCAACTCGCGACGAAGTAAAGAGGGATTTTTATTCTTGGCTTTATGATGAAAAAAAACATTGTGACTTTTATGAGTCCTTGTATAAGAAAAAAAGCATTTTAAATTTGAAAAGCAAACATTATGTAAACGGAAATATACATACGGATTTTGGTCGAGTCATAAAGTGTGAAGAAAAAAATTGGTTAAATTATCTTGCACAATCAACTGCCTCAGATTTATTCTTTGAGCAAGTCTATAAAATATGGAAATTTATTTTGGATTCAAATTTAAAAACAGAGATTTCTTTTTTATTGCACGATTGTTTTGTTTTGGACGTCAAAAAAGAAGAATCAGAAATAATAAAAGAAAATATTCCAAAAATATTTGCCAACAATCGTTATGGTGAATATATTGTAAATCAAAAAACAGGATTAAATTACGGGGAAATGAAATGAGTAAGAACGAGATGAAGGCAAGCGATATTACTATTTGGTTGGGCGTCATTGTAATGCTTTTGATAGCACTGTTTTATACTTTTTTTGGATTCTCTGCTGATGAAATAATGTTTTCTCAATTTATTATCTTTATAGTCGCAACATTCGTTAGCATCGTACAGATGAAGAAAGAATATAAAATGTAGATTATCAGCGGAGAAATAAAATGGGATGTGTTTATAGTTCAGAATCGCCAGTAGGAAAATTTTATAAGGGAATGTCCATATATACTATGGAAAAAAGGATGCGTGAACATAAAAAAAAGATGATGTCAGGTACAAATCATCCATTTTACAATGCTTTGAGAAAATATGGATGGAATAATTTTAAGTGGACTGTTCTATATGAATCTGAATGCATTGAGGATTTAGAACATGCTGAAAAATTTTATATCAAAAAGTTTAAGACTTACGATAGAAAATATGGATATAACTTGAGACTTGGAGGTGAGGGCGGGGGAAAACTTTCAGAAGAAACTAAAAGAAAGATAAGTGAAAGTCGTAAAGGTAAAACACTCTCAAAAGAAACGAAAAGAAAGATAAGTGAAAGTCGTAAAGGCAAAACACTCTCAAAAGAAACGAAAAGAAAGTTAAGTGAACTTAATAAGGGGAAGAAACATTCAAAAGAAACGAAAAGAAAGATAAGTGAAAGTCTTAGACAAAATTCGAAGACAAATTGGAATATTGTAAATAATGTCAGACGATTATATTTGGAAGGTTTGAGTCGAAAAGAATTATCAGAGCAATTTAGTTTACATTACATACAAATTTGCTTTATTATAAACAACAAAAATTGGTATGACCCAGATTATCAAATCTTTCTAGAAAGAAAGAAAAAAAAACAAGAAGAAATTATAAATAATATAAGAAGGGAATTCAAATACATGTCACAAAAAGAATTGGCAACAAAATATAATATGAATACTAGCAATATAAGTAGAATTATAAATAATAAATTATGGCATGACCCAAACTACACACCGCCCTCTAAGACAACCAAACAATAGACCTAACAAAGAAAAAAACAATGTATGATACAATAGTCGGACTTGGTAGATTTGGCTCTCAAATCGCCTCTAAATTTAAATTTTTATTCAACACTGAGATTCTTATCATTGATGCAGATGATAAATGCAAAGAAAAGAGTTTCATTCGTGTGGAAAAGTGTGCAACTCACGAAGGATATGAAAAACTTGGGGTTGTTATCCCGAACAAACATGCGATGCAAGACAAACATGTTTTGTTCTGTGTGTGTGGCGTCAGTACAGTTTCTGGATTGACACTTAGTATCCTTGAACAACTAAAGAAAAACAATAATAAAATAAGCATCTTGTATTTTTATCCTGAGATGTCATTTTTACCTAAAGTAAAGAAGATGCAACACAATGTTGTTTTTGGTGTTTTGCAAGAATATACTCGTTCTGGCGTTTTTGATGAATTTCTGATTGTTTCGGAAAAAAAAATATCGAGTATAATTCCAGGCATCACTTTGGTAAACAAATATGATAAAATTGATGATTTTTTGTGTCAGACAGTCGGACAAGTTTTGTATTATCAAAACCAAGAACAACTGTTGATGGGGAACCACCCTCAGTTTACTGAGCATTATCGAATTGGCACTTTGGGCGTGATGAACCCTGAAACCGGAGAAGAATTTCCTTTCTTTGATTTGTCTTTAGTGAACGATTTGGACTCTGACAATGTTTTTGTAATGCCTGATGAAAAACATTATTATTACATTGTTCCGCAAAAAGAAGCTGAAGAAAACACAGAACTTAGTCAAAAATTGTTTGATTTGTTCGACAAAAAAGTCAAAAATAAAGAAAGAATCACATTCTCAGTCCACTCTTCAGAAAAAAATACTCAAGATTATTCATGCTTTATACATAAAACTTCGAATATTCAAAAATAGTTCTTGACAAAAAAATAATTATTGTTATTATAGAGCGTAATCGGGGTTGCAAAGGTTTCGATTGTTTATGTGGATTCTAAAATGCACGTTGAGGTTCTAGGTGGCCTCATTAAAAACCTAGAAAACAATAAATGGCAAAACTTATGATGCAAATCAAGTTTGGGATTTTAGTAACATTTTTGTAAACGATTGTGTTTTCCCAAGTATGAGCCAAGAAGTCGTCTTACAAGCATAAGACGCACCTCAAAATAATATCCTTTGATGTTTTGAGGTAATCTAAAAGGATAGTTGACAATTATTCTCTTTTGAATTGTCAATGAAGTTACAAAAGAGCGATTTCTAATCAAACCTTGTCTGTAAGGGAATTAGAAATTGTATTCAAATGTACAGAATAAGCGTGTAGAGTTTTTGATGATATATAGATAAGACGTGGGTTCGATTCCCACCAACTCCATATTTTCAAACAAAGAAAAATATTTTGAAAAAAAAACAAAAATAGTTCTTGACAAAATAACAAAATTGATTATAATGTGTAAAGTAAGTGAGGGAACATAACAATGTTCAATTTTTTAAACAAATTTTTTTACAAAATGAAGGAGTCAATTATGACAAAGAGTATTACAATCAAACAAGGCAATTACACAAAAAAGGATGGTACAAGTAGAGTTGTGAGGTTTCTTACACTAAATCAGATGGGACAAATGGGGATTCTACCCAAAACAATTTCTAGCACTGCTCCATCTAATTTAAAAGAAGGACAAATCAAAGTTTGGGACTTCGACAAAAATGGAGTTCGAACTCTCAATACTCCACAGATTGACAATCTTGTGGAAGTAAATTATGATTTGACAGGTTTTCGAAAAAAATATCTCTAGTCGGTGTAAAATTTACACCATTTTTTAAACAAACTTAGATTCAAAGAGGTAATGTTATGGATTTCATGCAAAAACTTAAGCAAAAGTACGAAAATTTTCAACAACACGGAACAACCAAAAACGTTGGAAGTTCTGATAGGGTTTGGCCTGAGTACAAAACAAAAGAGGGTGTTGTGGATAATGTGAGGATTTTGCTTTACCCAGATGGGGATGTTGCAAAAGAATTTGAAATTCTAGAAAGAATTGATGTTGAAGAAGTAGAGGGTTGGAAGTGGCCGAAAGACAACTTGCCTCTTTGTCCTCAAGGTAACTATGGAGAGAGAAGTGCAATTCAAGAATTTGCTTCCTCTCTTTATATTGATGAAAATGGCAATAGGATTGGAAAGGACGAAATCGACCCAGAAAGTAAAGAGTTGTTTCGTCGCTTGATGCCTCGCAGATATTGGGTTTTTCGTGTTATTGTTCGCGGAAAAGAGAGCGAAGGTCCAAAATACTTCAAGACTAAAAATCGAGAAGACTACGAGTATATCGTAGGAAAAATCATGGACCCAGACTTTTTTGAAACCGGAGGGTTCATCTCTCAAGAGCCAGAGCATACCGCTCACGACTTCAAAATGACTGGCAAGAAGAATGCCGGTGGCTACAAGATGAATGATTTTGATGTATCCATCAAGCCAACTGTTCTTCTTTCAAAAGATTTTGCATCTTCTTTCGAAGAAATGAAAACGCAAAAGACAAGTCCAGAAGAACTGTTTAAGAGAATTTCTTACGATGAAAGTAAAGAAATCTTAAATAATTTTCTTAAAGGTTATTTTGAAGAAAAGGGTTTGGAAAGAGAAAACTTTGTGAAGTATTCCTCTTCAGATTCAGAAGAAGAGTCCGACCTTGACAAAAAAATGAAGTCCCTGAAGGAAAAAGTTAGCAAATAAATTCCTTCTTGGCTTGGTTAAGACACCCCCTTTGATGGCCGATTCAAAGGGGGTGTTTTTTTATCTATAGTTTATTTTACGGAGTAAAAAAAATGAAAAAAACAGGAAAAATAAATATTTCAGATATTAAATCTAGATTGGAAAAGACTAACAAGTCTTTGAAGGGCTATTTTTTGAACGACGACAACATCACAGATGTTAAAGATTGGATTCCAACTGGCAGTCGTTGGTTAGATTCGATTATTTGTAAAGGAAAAATTGCAGGAATTCCAGTTGGAAAAATAACGGAGATTGCTGGACTATCTTCTTCAGGAAAGTCATACATGGCAATGCAAATCGCCATTAACGCACAAAAGAAGGGATATAACGTCATTTATTTCGATTCCGAAGTAGCACTCGACTCTGAATTTATTCAGCGTATGGGAGCAGATTTGAGCAATTTTTTGTATTATGCCCCTAGTTCAGTAGAAGAAGTATTAGAGACAATTGAAGAAATTTTGAAGCAATCCACTAATAACTTTTTTATTTGGGATTCGATTGCTTTTACTCCAGCAGAAGCAGACTTGGAAGGTGATTACAATCCTAATTCTTCTATGGCAGTGAAAGCTAGGATTTTGGCAAAAGGTCTGCCGAAACTTATGGTTCCTTTGGCTCAAAACGACAGTGCGTTACTTTGTCTGAACCAACTGAAAGAAAACATTCCGACTGGTCCTGGAGCCTTTGCGGAAAAAATGAAATTTCCATATAAAACTCCCGGAGGTCTAGCACTTGTATATTCATATTCTTTGCGTATTTGGCTTACTGAGAGAATGGCAAAAAAAATGGACATTGAAAATGAAAAAGGTTTTAAAATCGGAAATGAGTTGAAAGTAAAATTAGTTAAGTCTCGCTTTGGAACTAAAGAGAGAGTTTGTGCTTTTCAGATTGTTTGGGGCGATTCAGAAAACATTGGCATTCTTGATGAAAAATCGTGGCTTGAAGTCATCAAATCGTCTGAGTATGTTACGGCTGGAGTTTGGTGGAAGATTTTAAACAAGAAAAAGCCGGAAGGAGACCCAGACTTTACCTTCAGAAGTTCAGAGTTTGAGAAGAAATTGAAAGAGGACAAGAAGTTTAAAAAAAGAGTTTTGCAGATTATGGACGAAGAACTCATTGAAAGTTACGCGAAACAAACAAAAAGTGCTGATTTTTTCAAAAAACTTGAAGATGACAAATAAAAACTATTGACTTGTTGTTTTTTTGTATATATAATGTTTTTATAGTTTGAAACGCCGTTATTATCCAAAAGGAGGAAAAAATGTGGCATCTTGTTTTGTTCGTTCTTAAGTGGCTTTTTGTTGGCAAACCTAAAGTAAAACAATATTATTTTGTACTAAATGAACATAGTTTTTTAGATTTAGACAAAAAAATCAAAGAAGTTTTGAATACAAAAAAATGGGAAATTGTTGACGTAAAGAGAGTTGATGTGACAGAAAGACCAGACAATCTTCGAAAACATAGAATTATTTTAACAATTAGACAAAAATATTATTGAGAAAAAAAATGAAACATTGTAAGATAGATAAAATTTCCGTGACTTCTTTTTTTATGTTCGTAATTTTCATGACACTTACCGTTATGCCGTTTATTTGCGAATAAACAGAAAGGCTAGAAAATGTTAGGCTATGCTTGTATCAACACAGAACTTCGAGCAAACAATGTTTTTACAAACAGAACTATGCGTAAAAAAACTTTCCTAGAGAAAGGTTTGCCTTATGTATCTCAACTGTCTCTACAAAACTGTAGAGACCTCCTAAGCATCCTTCAGTGGAATGAAGCAAACAACATACGTTTTTTTCGTATTTCTTCAAATTTGTTTCCTTGGTGTTCAGAGTATTCTTTTTATGACTTGCCAGATGTAGATGAGATTTTTGATATTCTACAACAAATCGGCAAGTTTGCAAAAGAAAAGCAACATCGCCTAACATTTCACCCAGACCATTTTTGTAAACTTGCATCGCCCAAAGAAGAAGTGTTAATCAATACAATCAAAGAATTAGAGTTTCATTCTTTTTTAATGGATTGTATGGGCTTATCTAACACTACATACAACAAAATCAACATTCATGTGGGAGCGACATACGGTGACAAAGAAGAAACTGCAAAGCGTTTTTGTTTAAACTTTTGTAAGTTATCTTCCAACTTGCAATCTAGACTAACTGTAGAAAATGACGATAGAGCATCTTTATTTTCTGCATATGACTTATATACAATGATTCATAAGTTTATTGACATACCAATTGTTTTTGACTATCACCATCACAGATTCTGCTCGTCTGACCTAAACGAAGTAGAGGCATTAGAAATGTCTCTTTCGACATGGCAAGATGTAAAGCCAGCAACACATTACAGTGACTCAAGACAAGTAGAACAAAACGATACAAAAATAAAACCACAAGCACATTCTGATTATATTTTTACAAAAATCGATACTTACAACTTAGATTTCGACATCATGTTAGAGTCAAAAATGAAAGAAAAAGCGTTACTGTTATACAGGGACAAAATACAATGTTAGGCTTTTTGTGGAAATTTGTAAGCAATATAGGTTGGGCATGGATATTTTTAGCAATGACTTGGTTTATTGGTTATTTTATTATAAAAATTATTTACACTAGAACAACAAAATAGGAGGCTTTTATGTCTAAGTGGAATGATGTATCTAAGGAAGAAACTCGTTGTTATATTTTTTCTCAAAACGAAGACGGAACGGAGGTTTCATATTTAATTCACTCTCCTTCCAAACAAAAACAAAGTGAGAATGGGAACGAACTTGTTTACGATGATGAGGGAGTAAAACATGAAGTGAGAAATCATTGGTTAGCAATTAGAACTACACCAAAAAACAATAACGTATCAGTTAAGAAGGAGCAATAAAAATGGAAGTTAAACTCTATCTATCCGCTGAAGATGTGGCAGCAACAATTGACGAATTAGAAGGAGAAGAAGAAATTGAGTCTTTTTACGATGATTTTGTTTTCTTCATTTCTGACGCTTTGAAATCTCAGAATTCTACGGAATTGTATTCAAACATTATAGAAAAGTTGATTTTAGATATGGCTGTTTTGTCTTACGATGACACTCAAAATTTGTTGGAAGATGTTTGTGCTAAAATGGAGGGAGAATAAAATGAAAAAAATAAGTCTCTTCTTCTTTATGACTATCTTTATTTTTATATTTTCTTTGTCGCTGCCTAAGATTGTGGCTGGTGGTGAAAATAACAATGGCAATGTTCGTGTGTTTGTTTTGATTAGAACTTTAGAAAAAAAACCAAGGAAAATTTTTGGTCAATTTTTGTTAAAAAAAAGACTTGTCAGTGCGAAAGTGGTGTCTATAAGTAGAGTTAAGTTTTATAGGTATATCAGAATTGCGAGAGATAAACTTTTGAAAGGAAAAAATATTAGAACAAAGATTTATGCGTTTGTTGTTTGGAAAAACAAAAGATTAAAGTATATTAGGACAGACAAGAAACGAATTTATCTTTTGCTTCCAAAAGGAACATTAGGTGCAAAAATCAAATAATCCAGCCACAAAACCCAGCATAAGACATAAAAGGCAAAAAAAATGAAAAAAACAATGACTGATTCTTTAAAAATTGGTTTGTCATATGATGATGTGACAATTCAAGATACTTGGTCTACGATAAAAACTAGAGATGAGTGCAACATTGCAACACAATTCACAACAAACCACAGAATAAACGTTCCAATTATTGCTTCTCCAATGAGAACTGTTTGTGGTCCTGAGATGGCTATTGAATTGGCTAAGTTGGGTGCGGTTGGAATTCTTCATCGCAATGTTCCGATTGAAATTCAAAAAGAAACGTTTGTGAAAATTAGAAGAATGTATCCTGGCTTGTTGGCTTGTACCTCGATTGGAGTTCAAGATTCTGATATTGACAAAGCGTTGGAATTACGTCCTGACGTTTTGATGATTGATACAGCACATGCATCTTCTGACAGGACACTGAAGATTCTTAAAATTTTAAAATCAGATAGCACCTTTAAGTCTGATATTATCGTAGGAACAGTGGGTCATCCTATTGCAATTAAAATACTTCAGGATGCCGGTGTTGATGCAATAAGAGTGGGTATTGGAGGTGGAAGTCTCTGTTCTACTCGCGTAAAAACTGGTGTAGGTATCCCAAATGTTACTGCTTTGATGGAGTGTGTTGAAGAAGCGTGGGTTCCTGTACATGCAGATGGAGGAATTAGAAGTCCGGGTGATGTTGCGAAAGCTTTATCTATCGGAGATAGAACAAACGGGGTAACTTGTGTTGTTCTTGGTTCTCTTCTAGCCGGAACAAAAGAATCTCCAGGTCCGATACATCGAAGAGGTCAGTGGCCGAATCAGTGGTTGGTGAAAGAATACTATGGAGAGGCATCAGCAAAGGCTCAAGAAAACAAAGATAGACCCAGAATCGAAGGTGAGTACAAAGAAATCATGTACAAGGGCAAAGTAAAAAGAATTGTCAATGATATTTGTGATGGGTTGCGCTCTTCTATGTCATATGTTGATGCTAAAACTTTGAATCAATTTCGAGAGAATGCCAAATTCATTAGGAATACTCACTCATCGATTAAAGAAGGCAAACCTCACTTGATTTATTGACGTAGAGAAAAAAAATGAGACTCTTAATAATTGATGGGAACAATAGATTTATCAGTTGTTATATTAAAAATCCATCTATTTCTCCTGATGGAAAGCCAGTTGGTGGGATAGATGGATTTTTAAAGTCTCTCAATAAACTTTTGAGAGAGACAAAACCTGATAAAGTTTTAATATGTTGGGATTCTCCTGACAATGCAAAAAAAAGAAGAAGAATAAACAAAAATTACAAATTAAATAGAAAATCTGCTAGATTAAACAGATTTGTTGAAGAAAAATCAGCAAAAAAGAATGAAGAAAATAGGAATTGGCAACTTTTGAGTTTAATAGGAATTCTGAATTATCTTCCAGTCTCACAGGTATGTTTGACAAATATTGAAGCAGATGATATTATTGCTTTTGTATGTAATAATTATAAAAACCACGATAAGATTATTGTGTCTTCTGATAAAGATTATTATCAACTCTTAGATGATTCGACCGTGGTTATGAGACCCACTCAGAAAGAAATACTTACAAAATATGATGTGACTGAAAAATACAACATTCATCCAAACAATTTTCCTATTGCTAGAGCCATTGAGGGCGATTCTAGCGACAATTTAAAGGGGGTAAAAGGGTTAGGTATCAAAACTGTTTCGAAGTTGTTTACAAGGCTTAAGAATGAAGATTTTTTTGAACTAAAGGATGTTTTTAAGATTTGCGAGGAGAAAGTAAAAAATGAAAAGAATTGTGGTAAATCCATTCACAAAATTTTGGAAAACAAAGAATTGATAGAAGAGAACTATGTCCTCATGCAGTTGCAAGTGACAAGAATATCAGTTCAAAATCAAAATGTTATACACTCGATTGTAGAACACAACGATTCCGACTTTAATCAAATATTCTTTTTGTCTGAACTTATCAATTGTGGGTTGGGCAAAAACAATGAATACGAAGAACTGAAGAAGAATTGTAGAATACTTTCTAACAAAAATTGGGAAGTATAAATTTAAAAGCGAGAGGCAACTAAAATATGTTTTTTAAATCCAAAAAAGATTTTTCAACGCTGGGAACATCCTTTCAAGAAAAATTAGTTCACATCATAGCAAAAGATAGAAGTTTTGCCGACCAAATACAAGAAGTGTTGGATTATGATTATTTTGACTTGAAGTATCTGAGAAAGTTTGTAAAAGAACTGTACGATTACCGTAAAGATAATGATTTTTATCCAACTGAAGACATGATTGATATAATTCTGAAAACAAAATATTCGATAGCAGATGCAAAACCATCGAGTGTTAATGTCCAAATTCACAATTTTTACGAAAATATTGTAAAAAATAAAGAAATCAAAAAGGAAGAGGTAAAGTTTGTAAAAGAAAAGTCTTTGGATTTTTGTAAAAAACAAAACTTTAAAAAAGCCATCGTCCAGTCTGAAAAACTATTAAATAGAGGCAGCTTCGATGACGTTCAAAGACTTGTTAATGAAGCACTGAAGTTAGGTTCTGAAAACAATTTTGGATACGACTATCAACTTGATTTTAACGCACGTTATGTAAAGAACCATAGAGCAACTGTTCCTACTCCTTGGAAGGAAATGAATGATGTCGTAGGTGGTGGTCACGGAAAGGGGGAACTTGGTGTAATTATCGCTCCTACTGGATGTGGTAAGTCGATGATTTGTTGTGCGTTGGGCGCACATGCTGTAAAGTCTGGCTATAATGTCGTTTACTACACTTTGGAACTACAAGACACAGTTATTGGACAACGTTTTGATTCTTGTATAACAGGAATTGACTTGAATGACCTATTCGACAACAAGCAACAAGTTTTTGACACAGTAAAGAATATGCCTGGGAAATTAATAATCAAAGAATACCCAGCAAAAAGAGCATCAGTTACAACTTTGGAGAGGCATCTTGAAAAACTCATAACAACAGGCTTTGAACCTGACGTTGTAATAGTAGACTATGGTGATTTACTTAAGCCTGTTGGATACAACAATGAACTTCGTATAAGTCTTGGGCAAATTTATGAAGAATTGAGGGGTCTCGCTAAACAATTTAATGTCGCAATTTGGTCTCCAACACAAACCAACAGAAAGGGCTACAACAGTCCAGTTGTTACGATGGAAGACATCAGCGAGGCTTTTAATAAGTGTTTCACGGCAGATTTGATTTTTTCTTTTTCAAGGACTGCTGACGACAAAAGTCAGGGGGGAGGAAGGTTCTTCTTAGGCAAAAATAGAAACGGTAGAGATGGAATACTTTTCCCAGCAAGAGTCAGGCTCGACAATATCTATTTTGAAATACTACCTGCAACTCAAGAAACAATTGAAGACTTTCTCAAGAACGAAAGTAAAAAAAATCTATCTAGTTTGCAATCAAAATTTGAAAAATTCAAAGAAAATATATAAAGAGGAAAAAGTAATGAAGAGGTACAACAAGGAGCAAGTCTTAGAGGCATCTATTGAATATTTTAATGGAGATAAACTTGCTGCGAATGCATTTTTAAAATATGCATTGCGAAAAGTGAATGACAAAGGTGAAGATATTTTTTATGAATTGACGCCGGAAGACATGCATCGAAGAATGGCCTGGGAGTTCGCAAGAATCGAAAACAAATATCCATCGGAGAGCAAACTCACAGAGGAAGAGATATTTGAATTGTTTGATGGGTTCAAAAAACACTGTCCACAAGGCTCTCCTATGATGGGAATTGGAAACAATCACCAGATGTTGTCGTTGGGAAATTGTTTTGTTGTGGATGCTCCAAAAGATAACATGTCGGATATTGTTGAGACAGGTAAAAGAACAGCAAACCTTTACAAGCGTAGAGCAGGAGTCGGGCTTTGTGTTTCGAATTTGAGGCCAGATGGGGCCAAGGTTGACAATGCTGCTTTAAAATCAAGTGGTGCTTGGAGTTTTTGTGACTTCTTTTCCTACATAACTGGATTGGTTGGACAAAACAATCGACGTGGAGCAGAAATGCTGACTATGTTTGTCAACCACCCAGACATTTTTAAGTTTGTCGAGATGAAAAGTGATTTGGGTAAAGTAACAAACGCCAATGTTTCTGTAAAAATAATGAATCATTTTATGGAAATGGTAGAAAAAGATGGACAATACCTGTTGCAGTGGCCAGTTGATGTTCCTCCCGAACAAGCACAATATAAAGAAACGATTAAAGCAAGAAAACTGTGGAAGCATATTGTAGATAAAGCAACCAAGTATGCAGAACCTGGATTGCTATTTTGGGACAAAATTTGCGATTACATGCCATCGCATTCCTACGGAAAAAAATATAAAAATTTCCTGACGCAGTGTGTCAATCCATGTGGCGAAATCGCTATGGGAACAGACTCTTGTCGCTTGTACTCTCAAAACTTGAAGCACTATGTTATTCATCCTTTTACAAACAATGCGTTTTTTGATTTTGACCAGTTTAGACAAGATGTTCGTAAAGCAATGCGACTGTCTGACGACATGGTTGATTTGGAAATTGAAAAATTAAATAAACTTATTGACAGTGCAGATACTGAAGATGAAAGGCAAATGTGGAGGGAGTATTGCGAGACTGCCATTCAAGGTAGACGAACAGGCTTGGGTACTCATGGTTTGGCAGATGCACTAGCCAGAATGTGTTTGAGATATGATTCCGAAGAATCAATAAATTTAATTGAACAAATTTATTGTACAATGAAAGTGGAAGCGTACCGTGAGAGTATAAATCTTGCAAAGGAAAGAGGTTCTTTCCCTATTTTTGATTGGGAGATAGAAAAAGACAATGACTTCATTCAGTCTTTACCAGAAGACATTAAAAAAGATATTGCCACTTATGGTCGCAGAAATATTTCAATTTTAACTAATGCACCAACAGGTACAGTCTCTTTGTTGTCACAAGTTTCCTCTGGAATAGAGCCAGTCTTTAGAAATTCATATGTTCGTCGTGTCAAATTCAATCCTCACGATTATGCTAATAGTGTAACGCCGGACTATACAGACGATAACGGTGTTTCTTACAAAGAATTTGTTGTTTTCCATCACAATGTGGAAGAGTACATGAAGACTTTTGGAACAAAAGAAATACCAGATTTTTTTGTAACCAGTGATATTATCGATTGGGAAAAAAGAATCGATGTACAAGCAGCAATTCAAAGACACATGGACCACAGTATTAGTTCAACAATCAACCTTCCAGAAGGCACAAAAAATAGTGTCGTTGCAAACCTTTACATGAGGGCTTGGAAGAAAGGACTGAAAGGTGTCACAGTTTATGTCGATGGTTCAAGAAGTGGAATTCTTGTAAACCAATCTACAACCAGTGAAGATAGTTTTGATTATTGCGATGCTCACAAAAGACCAAAAATTTTAGATTGTGATATACATCACTCTCGTTCGGGATGGATTTTCTTTGTTGGTTTGATTGACGGAAAGCCTTATGAAATTTTTGGAGGTCCAAGAGAAGACGTTCCGGTAAGTTTTCATACGAGTAAAGGAAGAATAATGAAGCGTCCAAATGTTTCTTATCGTCAAACTTCTTCTTATGATTTGTTTTTTATGAGAGGCAAAAAAGAAGTAAAAATAAAAAATATTAATCAGGCGTTTAACAACCATTCTTATGTAGATTATACACGTTTAGTTTCTTTATCTTTGCGACATGGAGCGAAGCCAGGATTCATTGCAGATAGTTTGTTGAAAAACAGAGAAAGCGAAATGTTTTCTTTCCAAAAATGTATTTCTAGAATATTGAGAAAATATGTTGAGAATGGCGAACGTTCTGGAATTATGTGCCAAGAATGCAACGAAAAAACAATGGTTTATGAGGGTGGCTGTTCTGTTTGTATGAGTTGCGGAAATTCTCTCTGTGGATAATCAAGATAAACAAGCAGGAGTTCCAGTGGTGAACGTAGAAAACAATTTTTGTTGGTGCGAAACTTGTAATTGTTTTACAAGTCACGAAATATTTTATTTTAGGACGCCATTGGACTCCGATGCTTCTTGGGTTAATGAAATTTATAAGTCTTGGACGTGCGAAATTTGCTGCAACAATAGAAAATATAAAATTGATTGTATTGAAAAAAATCAAATTGATTTACGTTACAACCCTTTTAATATAAACGGGAAATTTATACAAAAAAAGAAGAGGTCAAAATGAAAACAAAAAAGTACAAGCCAGTTCAAAATTATATTTTTGTGGAATTGGTAGAAGATGAAGAAAAAGAAAGTATTGTTCTTACAACAAATAATAAAAAAATCAAAGATTATCAAGAGTGTAAGATTTTCGATTTGAGTCAAAATGTTGCAAAGGACACCAATTATAAACCAGGAGATTACATTTTGGTGCATGGGTTTTCAATAGAAACATACAAAGATGTAAATTTTGTTAGTAGTCACAACGTAATTGCTCACTACGAGGTCTAAAGATGGAAGTAAAATTTAAGAATAATGTTGTTCTGTTGGGTACTTATGGTGGAGACAAAACTCATTCGATGTCTGCTTGGTGTTCGACATTTAAGGAATTTGGAATAGAGATACCAGACGAAATAGATGATAGAATTGATATAATTTTTGACTATATGATGCATACAAAAAAGAAAACCCCAGCAGAATTGCTGGAAATGCTTGCATCATCTAACCACGGCACACCTTTTGAAAAGTCTTTTATTCATTTTCAGATCGAGACAGATATTGCTTCTCACATTCATCTTTTGAAACACAGAGTCGGAGTCTCCGTGAATGCTGAGAGCGCGAGGTACAAACGACTGAGTGAACCAAAAATGTATGTTCCGTTCGATTGGCCCAATGAAGAAATCGAGAAACATATCGGATATTGCCAAACAGCAATTCGCGAGTATCACAGAAGAATACCAGTGTTAGTGAAGCACTACCAAGAAGCACCATACAATATGGAGCGCAGCAAGGCGATTAAAAGAGCAAAGGAGACTGCTCGTTTTTGTCTTCCATATTCCAATCAAATTGTTTGTGATGTTTCTTTCAATTGGCGTTCGTTTTATCATTTTCTTGGCTTGAGATATTCTAAGCATTCACAAACAGAGATACAGCGTATTGCTGAAGAATGTTTAAAGCAATTGTATTTTCATAAATATGATGAATTCAAACACACAATGAAAGCTTTTGATTTGCTAACAGAGAGTGGTGAATTGAGAAGTCCATTCGCTGAATATCTTATAAAAGCACAATGAATTTAAAATATGAAAACTTAGTTTTGGGAAATTCCTTAGAATCCCTTATATACGCTGCAATAAACAATTATTTTGTAATTTATGTGAATTCTAGACGACCATTTTTCTACGAAAGGTTTGATTCAAGCGATGACTTGTCGTGGTTTGGTATAAACAATATTTCGAAAGAAATGATAACTAACAAAAAAAAATATCATGCAGGACATAGCAAACAAATTTTTATGCACAAACTTTTGTTTGCTATGTCTTTGTCTGGTTTAGTTTTGAAAATCAAAAGTCAAGATTTTTTGAGTCAGAATGAAAAAAATAATTTAATTTTGAGAGTAAAAAACAAAAACAAAGTACACTTTGTTTACGACAATATGTTTGTGTTCGATGATATTTTTATAAATCAATGCAGCACAGAGAGTGAAATCATAGAAGGTGTAAAAATTTATGACTTTTTAGAACTAAAAACTAGAGGGGGTGGACACAACTACGACTTGTTTCAATTTGATGATAATTTTGTGAAAAACGTTTGGTTTGGCAATTTTGACGTATATTATAAAAAAAACAAAGGAAGAAGGAAACACGCAATTGCGGTTTCTGAATTTCCAAAATATGACAACAACTCAGATGATTATCACGAAGTTTATGTAAAAAATAAAATAGTAAAAGAATTTAAGACTTTAAAGTATCAAGAAAAGTATAATATTGAATATTATCCAACAAGAAGACATTTAATCAAAAATAGAAAAGTACACTATGATTACGAAAACATGCACAAGGTTGATATGTGCATCCAAAGTTTGTTGAAACAAAGCCAGAACAAACAAAAAAATAAAATAAATTTTTATATGGATTGAAAACATAATGCATTATCTAGACGGACCACCCAGCAAATATAATATATATACTGCTGGCATCATTCCTGCCTTTGATAACAAAAGCATCTCTCCTTTACTTAACCCTTGTGTTACTCTCCCCATTGCAGAAAACTTTACTCCTTTGCACAATAGTGTTTTAGAATGTGCTATTGTTGGATGTAGCAATATTTGGATAGTGTGTCCAGGAGAACATGTTTATTTGTTCCGAAAAATAATTGGCGACCACATTCTTAATCCGAATTATTCAATATCACAATCAAAAAATAGAGATTCAAATTCAATAAAGAAAGAAATTCCAATTTATTATGTGCCTATCAGACCACTTGACAGAGAAAGAAGAGACTCTATACCTTGGACAATCATCCACGGCGCACGTTTAGCCCGATACACGTCGAAAAAACTGTCCAAATGGCTTGTACCTCACGTCTTTTATGTTTCTTTCCCTATGGGCTTGTATGACCCGTTTTTTTTGCTTTCACACAAGAAACATATAAATCAACATGCTGACAACAACCTCAGATTCTATGTTTCTTATGAAAATGAGACTGTAAGAGATGGAAAATACTTAGGTTTTAGTTTTTATACCTCAGATTTTTTTGATTTGAAAAAGAACATAGTTGACAAATCGACAAATATGTATTACACTGACGCTGGACATACAACTAAGTTGTCTTTGGAAGACAGATATTCAGGGAAAAATCTTTCTTTGGAGGATGTTTTTGATTTTTTGCCCCTCGATAATTCCGTTGTGGCAGAAACTAAAAATTATTGTTCTTTGAATTGTTGGCAATCATATCAAGAATATATGAAAAGTGACATGACGGAAATATTTTCTGAATATGGAAGATGGGCGAAGAAAGGAGAACTTCTTTCGAATTCGTTCTTTAAAAAAGAAAAAAAGGATTTCCAGATGAGACCTTTTGGGAGGAAAACATGAAATACAAGAAAATAAAAACATTGCCTCAAAGGGGGGATATTAGTTTTATATCGGGAAGTAATATGATAATGCCGACTATAGAGTTAGGTTCTTTTGGATACATGTTCGTGAAAAATGGTAAAGTTATAATAAGGCGTTATACTAATTCCTACGAACCAGAGAAAGAACTTATGCTGTTCAGAAAAAACGACAGATGAATACAATATATTAACTTGGAGAAGAATAATGAAAAGAAAAACATCCCATTTGAAGTTTGTTGGCTTACATGCACACGATGGAATAGGTTCGCCTTTTGATGGGCTGGGTGAACCAAAAGAACATATGGAATATGCTTGGCAAAACGGAATGGACGCTTTGGCTCTAACAAATCACGGCACAATGACATCTTTCCCCTTTCAGTATTTCCACGCAAAACAAATGAATAAAGAAGGAAGATTCTTTAAGCCCATCTTTGGGATGGAGGCTTATTATATTGATTCAATCTCTGAATGGAGAAGAGATTTAGAAAAAGCGAAGGAAGACAAGAAAAGAAAAAAAGAATTAGAAAAAATACAAACAGGAATTGTCTTCGAGGAAGAAGACAGAGGTAAAACAGGACGTGTTAGAGGTAATTCACACTTCCTTCTGTTGGCTCAAAACAAAGTTGGTCTGTATAATTTATTTGAAATGGTTTCTGAGAGTAACAATCCTAAAAAAGATTATTTTTACAGAAAACCTAGAATTGATTTTGATTTGTTGAGAAAATATTCTGAGGGGATTATCTCTACGACAACTTGCATATCTGGTGTTTTCGCCAAAATTGTGTGGGAAAATCCAGAATTGAATCGATATGAACTTAAGGAACTTATGAGACCTTGGATTCACAAATTTTTAGAGATTTTTGGTACAGAGAGATATTTTGGAGAATTGCAGTGGAACAATATTCCGCAACAACATGTGCTGAACCAGTGCATTATTGATATTTGCGAAGAAGAAGGTATGAAACTGATTAGTACTGTCGATTCTCACTATCCATCGCCTGAAAAGTGGGAAGCGAGAGAGTATTTGAAAAGGTTGGCTTGGTTATCTAGAGACAAAAAACCGGAGTGGATTACAAAAGACATCCCAAAGACAGTAAATGAGATTGGCTACGAACTATATCCAAAAAATGGAGACCAAATGTTTTCTGATTACAAGAAGTATGCAAACATTTGCGGTGTCCAATATGACGACGATAAAATAAAAGAAAGTATTGAAAACACACATTGGATAGCGCACAATTTAATTGAAGATGTGGAGCCAAACACTAAAGTTTATTTGCCAGATTTTGCATTAGAAACATCCAGTGAAGACAAAGAACTGAGAGATTTGTGCTTGAAATCTCTTGAAAAAATTAACAAAGATAATGACCAAATTTATTTGGATAGATTAGATGAGGAATTGAAAGTCATATCTGGAAGGAATTTTTCTAAATATTTTTTGCTAGTAAAGAAAATTGTAGAAAGAGCGAAGCAAGAAATGTTCGTTGGCACATTGCGTGGTTCTGTAGGTGGAGCATTGGTTGCCTATCTGTTGAATATTACTAAAATAGATCCGATAAAGTGGAATCTTTTGTTTTCTAGGTTTCTGCCTAGATATTCAACATCTTTCCCAGATATTGATTTAGATTTCAGTGACAACGATAGACTTAAGAAACTAATAATGTCAGAGTGGGGAGAAAACAATGTAGTTGCTATTTCAAACTACAACAAAATGAAAGTAAAATCTTTGCTGAAGGATGTTTGCAAATTCCATGAAATACCTTTTGTTGAGACAAATGCTGTAACCAGAGTTATGGATGAAGAAGCAATTCCAAGAGCAAAAGAAAAAAATAATGTGGGTGCTGGAATGTACGTTCCAACATGGGATGAGTATGTTGAGTTTTCTCCGACACTAAGAAACTTTTTACAGACATACCCTTTTGTTGAAAAAATTGTACCTTCTTTGCTTGGGGAAGTTCGTTCTATTGGAACTCACGCAGCAGGTCTTGTGATTAGAGAAAATGTAAACAAGCACATGCCTTTGATTAGAAAAATTGATAAAAAAACCAAAAAGTCTTTTTGGCAGACTCCTTTTTCTGAAGGACAAGCAAACAGACACTTGGAGCCTTTGGGGTTTTTGAAGTTTGATATTTTAGGACTGGATGCTTTGGCGACAATGGAAGGGTGTATTCGGAGAATTTTGGTCAACAGGTGTGGCTATACAAACCCAACTTTCCAAGACGTTCAACGTTGGTACAATGAAAATTTAAGTCCAGACGTAATAGATTATAATGATTATAATGTTTATGAAAATGTTTTTCATAAAGGGAAGTTTGTTGGAATATTTCAGTTTACAAACGCAGGAGCGCAAAAATTCTGTATGACAATCAAACCAACATCCATTAGTGACGGAGCAATTGTTACGTCAACATATCGTCCAGGTCCGATTGAAGGTGGTGTTTTGAAGAAATTAGAATTCAACAAGAACAATCCAGATGAAGTAATGTATGTCCACGCCATCGAGAAAGAAGTTTTAGAGGAAACGTATGGGTGTTTAATTTATCAAGAACAAGTTGCTCAATTGATGAGCAAATTCGGCAACGTAAGCCTTGACGAAGGAAATGAGTTTCGCTCTTTGTTAACGAAAAAAGGATTGTCTCAGGACAAGTTGGACAAACTTTCTTTCTACAAAGATAAATTTTTTGTTGGGGCGCAAGAGAAAGGTTTGTTCTACGAAGATGCAGAGAAGTTTTACAATGACATGGTGGCGTTTGCTCAGTACGGTTTTTGCAAATCACATGCGATTGGGTACTTCTTTATCTCTTATCAAAATGCCTTCTTGTCTCATTATTATGAGGAGGAGTGGTGTTGTTCGTTTTTAGACAATGAGCCGGAAAAAAATAAGGAAGAAGCTATTTCCAGTGTAAGGAGTTTAGGTTACAAACTTGTCTCTTCTTCTATAAACAATTCATGTGAAAATTGGAAAATAATGCCAAATAAGACGATTTCTCAACCCCTTTCTTCTCTGAAAGGACTAGGAGGTGGGGCTATCGAAGAAATCGTCTTAAACGCTCCCTTTGGCTCGATAGATGAGTTGATTTTTGGAGACTCAATAGATAAAAGAAGGTTGAATAAAAAAGTCATATCAGCACTGGCACTTTCTGGTGCGCTAGACGAGTTGATTGATGACAGATTTGAAAACGACAAGCATTTTTATTTGTCTATTACTGAACCCAAACCTAAATCTTCTAAAGAATTAGAAAAAAACATTAATGAACATCGAGGATTGAAGCCTTTTACAAAGAAACAAAAAATAGAAAACATTCTTGAAATTACGGGTCGCTACCCCTTTCATTTAGTAATAAATTCTGATACTTTGGAATCATTGGAAAAAGTAGATGTCCCAGCAATATCAAGGTTGAATAATCCAGATGGGGTAGTGTGGTTTATTGTAAAAAGTTTGAATAAAAAAAAGACAAAAAATGGGAAAGATTACTTCTTGTTGAATGTTATTGACTCCTATGGTGTTTCGAATGTCATAAAATGCTGGGGTGTCTCCGATAGAGATACAGTAGAAATACACAGACCTATAATGTCGAAAGTTGATTTTTCGGAAAAGTGGGGCTTTTCTATGAGAAATCTAAGACGTTCAATAAATTATCTTGACTAAATCACAAAGTATGGTTATAATTGAAGAGAGTAAGAGATGGTTTTAATGATTAGATTTTTATGTGTTACTGCAATATTTTTACTACTAATTATTTTTCTTCAAAAAGGAGTCGAGTTGCAGAATTTTATTTATCTTTTCTTGTCTGTCAATGTCTTGTTTTATACTAAATTCTTTAAAAATAAAGACTTTTGAAAGAAAGGTTGCAAAATGTCTTCGCAAATTAATAAAAAAAATGATGTCAAAAATCAATACTCAGAATTTAAATCTCAACACCTGAAAGGTGTAATTTTAGATGATACAATGAGAGAAAGTGAAGAAAAATATTACAAAAAAATAAAAAACTTAAATGAAGAGAACAATATCTTAAAAAATATTATAAAAAAAAAAGAAGAACAATTGAAAGATTATGACTACGAGATGTGTATTGCTCTTGCTGCCATCGGCAAGTTGGCGCAGGAAGTAAGATTTTATTTTTGTATGTCTGTGTTTGCCTTGTTCCTCTTGCTTGTGATTACTATTATTTTATAAAGGAGTAAAAAAAATGTCACAAAAAACTTACTATCATGCCTTATGGCATAAATTTCACGGTGAGATTTTGAAAAATCAAGCCGAATTGTCCACTTACATTAACACGCCAGTTGGCGTGGGAGAACACTCTGATATTCTTGAAGAAATTGAAACAAAAGTTAAAAAAATAAACGAATATGAAGGCTATTTGGACACTCTTAATACTATTTTTTCTGAACATTTTGAAGACCCATTCAGAGAATTAGAAAAAGAAATCGTAAAACAATTAGAAGAAAACTCTGAAGTAGAAGAGGGGTAAACATGTTAACAGTAAAATATCACCTTGAGACAGAAGAAGCAAAAAAGCCGACAAGAGCCGACAATCTATCTTCAGGTCACGACTTGTATGCAGCAGAAGAAGTTTTGTTAATGCCTAATCAAAGCAAACTTATTTCTACCGGGGTAAGAATTCAAATGCTGAGTTCAGGTGACAAATTATACGAAGCGCAAGTCAGACCCAGAAGTGGACTTGCACTGAAGCATGGAATTACTGTCCTCAACACTCCTGGAACAATTGACCAAGGCTACACAGGTCCAGTTGGAGTTATCTTGTATAACACATCGCTTCAGCCGTATACTGTGAATGTTGGAGATAGAATTGCACAACTTGTTTATGTAAAAGTTGAAGTTCCAACTTGGTTGGAGGTCGATTATCAAGAATTCTCTGCCACAGAGCGTGGTGGTGGTGGCTTTGGAAGTTCTGGCAAGTGAATGATAAACAAAAAATGTCTGAAAATTTTTCTGAAAAATTGAAAGACAGGTTTAAAGACAAACAATTAAAGAAAATTCAATTCTTCGATACGGACATAAGGTTCGCTCAGTTTATTTTGTTTCTTTATAACTATCAAATAAAACTTGGCGATTTCTTTAGGTCAGTAATAACCGCATGTAACGAAAAGGACGAAGATTTTTGGAAGTGGTTGAATAAACATAAAAGTCAAAATCAAAATAGAGTCGGCAAAGTTACAAAACAAATTAAAAAAGAGATAGAAACAACCTCAGAATTACTTCGTCTTTACAGTGGAGAAACATTACATGAAGAAGAAATAAACGAAATTTATTCCATTTTAGAAATGGAAAATGACACAGAAGAAGAGTGGTAAAGAAATGGAGTGCGTTAAAAAATGTATAAAAAAAAATAACACTTGTGTTGAAAAAAAATGTAGACACTGGATTGACTTCCCTAAAGACTTAAATTGCTCGTTAATTTCTATTCAAAATAATAATTTCAAAGGCATGACACTAAAGGAAGTTTCAGACAGGTTGGGCATCAGCATTGAGTCAGTAAGAAAAATAGAAAAAAAAGCTTTTATAAAAATAAAAGAGAGAATATAAAACATTTATCGTCTATTTACTCAAAAATTTGCAAATTTTAAGGAGTAAAATAAAAAAATGAAAAAGAATTCGCGAAACAAAGCCCTTCTCAATGAAAAAACTTACCGAAGGTGGGGCAAAATTGCTAAGTTGAATCCGTTGTTAGTAGAAAACTTTGTTCATAATAAAATTTTTGAACAAGATGAGGTTGACAAAGATTTGGAAAAAGACATGGATGTTGATATGCCCGACATGGACGCTGATATGCCCGACATGGACGCTGATATGCCGGATATGGATGACATGGACACTGATATGCCGGATATGGATGACATGGACACTGATATGCCGGATATGGATGACATGGACACTGAAGCGACTGGTGGTGAGGTTGAAATTTCTGGCAAAGAAGCAGAATCCATTGGTGATGTTATCAATATTCTGCAACAATTGCAAGATATGGCAGACGAATCTCCAAATGACATGCAAGAGTTGCAAGAAATGAGTACAAGTGCTGCAATGGAAGGTTATGGTTCTAAAGGAATCAATGAAAAATCATGCTCTAGCGTAGATGAAGAAATTGCAGAAGAATTGGCAGAAAGTTTTATTCGTAATTTGGTCAAAGAAGAGCGTAAACGGTCTATTAACCCGGATAGACTGTCGAGGCGTCTTACTAAAGTTTTGAAAAACTATGTTAAGTAATTAGAGATGTAGTATAAATAATGCTATACTCATAGACCCATGTTAAACTTTTAACATGGGTTTTTTTATAGGTGAAAGATATTATGAACGAAACAATCAACGAATTAATAAAAAAAGAATTAGAGAAAAAAACCTTTAATTTATCCAAGAAACAAAAAACAGTTAGAAGATGTAATGTCTAAGCAAAAAAAAGGAAAAAAAATGATAAAGAGTAAGCGATGGAATCAACCAAAAAATCACATTTTGTGTGGTGAGAATATTGAATTAGAAAAAGAACAAAATGAAGAGCCTGCAAATTATGAATTCATTCAAGATGAAAAATTATTTTTAATTACATTGTATGGCGATTTAGACGAAGAAAAAGCTGAGAACACAATCAACGAATTGTATTCTATTAAAGAGTATTGCAGGCAAATGTGGGAAGAGTGGAATGACAGGGAAGAAGAAGAGGAAGTAGAAGAAGAAGAAGAGTATGAAAAGCCAGTAGTTCACTTGATTCTTTCCACTTTTGGAGGTTCAGTCCACGACATGTTCTCAATTTATGATTGTATGCAAAAGTTGAAGCAATATTGTGACATTTCGGTTGTTGGTTTGGGCAAAGTGCAATCTGCTGGGGTGGCTCTTTTGTGTGCAGGAACCAAAGGTCTTAGACTGTTAGGTCCACATTGCAGATTGATGTTGCATCCAGTGATGTTTCAGTCTTTTGGAACAGTCGATGATGTTTCTATCGAACATAAAGAAACCAAAGTGATGAGCGATTTGTATGAAAAAATATTGGTCGAAAATACGAATATGACTAAAAGACAAGCAAGAAAATATATTAAAAAAGATAAAAATTATTATTTTGATTCTGAAAAAGCAATTGAGTTTGGAATTGCAGATCGTTTATTCTAAAAAAAAATGAGAGGAAAAAATGACAGTACGTTATAAAAACAAATCGGAATTGTACAAAGAATTGCTGCAAGGTTCGGAACTTCTATCTGAAAATGTCGGATCAACTCTTGGACCAAGAGGACACACAGTGCTTATTGGAGAGAAGGGAAAGAGACCAATTATTACAAAAGATGGCGTCACAGTTGCACAGTTTGTAAAGTCTGACAATCCATTTGAACAACTTGCAATTGACGTTATCAAACAATCTTCAGTTCAAACAAACGTCGAGGCCGGAGATGGGACAACTACTTCTACAATTATTGCAAATGCGATTTTCAAAAAATCACAAAAATACTTGGCAACAGGGGTTCACCCTTTTGTTCTTAAAAAACAATTTGAAGACGCACTGAAAAAAGCACTCGAAGAGGTTGAAAAAATCTCTTCTCACGTCGATTCTGCGAACGATATAGAGAGCATTGCATATATCTCATCCAATGGAGATAGAATCGCCTCTAGAATCATTCGGGAGGCTGTTGAAAGCGCAGGTCAAGATGGAGCAATCACCATCGATGAGTCACATTCTAAGGTAACTAAACTTGATGTTGTAGAAGGCTTCTCGTTCCGTTCTGGATTGTTCAATCAGGCTTTTGTGACAGATGAAAAAAGAGGAGTTGCTAAACTAGACAATCCTTTTTTGTTGGTTACAGATAAAAAAATATCAAGTTTGGACGAAATCATGGGTGTTTTAGAGATTGCTGCAAGAGCAAACAGACCCTTGGTTATGATTGCCGAAGACTTTGAAGGAGAAGCGTTTGGTGCATGTATGTTGAACCAAACGCAAGGAAACATTAAGATCTGTTTGATAAAGGCTCCAAACTACGGAGAGGAAAGAAGGAATGTGTTGGAAGATTTAGCAATTTCTTCGGGTGCTAAATTTTTTCGAAGAAGCAATTCGGACGATATATCCAAGGCTGACTTAAGTTCGTTAGGGACTGCAAAATATTTAGAGAGCAACAAATTTGCGACTATTATTGTTGATTTGAAAGGCGATTTGGACAAAGTCAATCAAAGGATTGATTTGTTAAAGGAAGAAATGAAGGAAATCGAAAGCCACGAAGAATGTAAAAAAATACAAGAAAGGATTGCTAGGCTTGCCTCGACAGTTGCAATTATAAAGATTGGTGCTGATACTGAAATCGAAATGATAGAAAAGAGGCATCGTTACGAAGATGCCCTAGAAGCGGTAGTGGCAGCGCAAGACAAAGGTTATGTCCCAGGTGGAGGTGTCACTCTTTTGAGAATCTCCAACAAGTTGAGAAAAAATAAATTACCTGGGTTTCAAGTTTTTTGCGAAGCCATTGAAGAACCTTTCCGAATTTTGTGTAAAAATTCGGGAGAAAACTTTCATTCTTTAAAACAAAAAATACTCAGAAAAAAAGATTTCTTTTATGGCTATGATTTTAATAAGCAAAAATATGGCAATATGGTAGAACTCGGTGTTATAGACCCAACAAAAGTTACAATTGGGGCGATAAAAAATGCTACAAGTTCTGCTTCTACTTTGCTCACAACATCTTATTCAATCGTTACAGAAGAGGATTAAAAAATGGATAGCGATGTGAAATGGAATGGAGAAGATAACTTTAAAGAATATGTGACAAGAAAAGAATTTGAAATGTCATCGAATCAAACAAGTAGTCTTTTTCTGATGATCGAAAAAAGTTTACTTCAAATACAAAAAGATATAAAAGAAATAAATAAAAAAAGTGAGACTTTCGATAGAGAATTCCTGGACAAGATGCATCAACATGAAATCGAAATTACTAAATTAAAAACTAAACAAAGTGACCCTTCACTGTCTATGGTCAATGAAGATTTGAAAAACATAAACAACGAATTGATAAAAATCAGAGAAGACTTCCAGCAAAAAATTTATGATTTAGATAAGAACGTAGAAGTTTATAATTTAAAACAAGACAAAGAGTTTGCTCATGAAAAAGGCAAACTTCATGTTTGGTATATGCTGGGAGGTCTGATTGTAGGTTCGATGATTACTGGTTTAATTCAAACATTTGTTAAGAAAATTTAGGTTATTTGTTGAAATTTGTTTAAAATTATAATAAAATAAAGGTGAGAATATGTTTGTAAAGTTAGTAAAAGTGAAAAAAAACGACAATAAATATGTTTTGGAAACAATTGTTGTAAACTCTGAAAAAGTGATTAAAGTTTTACCAATAAACGGAATTTTTAGTGGGCTGGATGAATCTCAAACCCCTCTAGGATTGGACAAAAATCACAGTTTTTCAGAAATTCACATGCAAAATGGAACCAACGATGAATTTTGTGTGGTGGTTGGTTCTGTTAGTTCAATTAAAGAAAAATTAAATTCAAGAAAAAAACTATTACTAGATTAAATTTTTATTGTTGGGAGTTATTATGAATTTACGAATTAGTCAGTATGTAAAGAAAGTTAAACTAAAAAATCCACATTGGAAAAGTAATTCCAGGATAATCGGTGAAGCGATAGAAGAGTGGGCTTGCAACAATCTTTTGTGTCCAAAGTGTTCTGCTGGAAAATGCGAAAAGTGCGCGAGACCATCTTTAACAAAACTTCCAAACAACTTTAAATCTGCTGACTTTCGTTGTTCTTTTTGTAACACTCTCGTACAAGTAAAAGCAAAGAAAGAAAGTTTTTTTACAAACAGTGGAGAAATGAAAAAAATTATCGGAGCGGAATACAAAACCACAGTAAATTCTTTAAAGACAAAAAAAATTCATTATTATTTGATAGCTTATAGTAATGATTGTGTGCGCGAAATATACCATGTGGAGCCTAAGAGTTTAAAATTTGAACAAATAATTCCTAGAAATCCTTTGCAAAAAGGCAAAAGGATTGGCTGGCAGGGATGCCACATAAAACTTGAAAAAAGTACTTTGAAAAACAAGATGCCACCTATTCAATTAAACTTTTGGAACAAGACGTGAATAAAAAAATAAAAGTTATCATCGCCGGAGCAGGAGCGTTATACCCAATTTACCTTGGTTCGCTCTTGGCTTTGGTGGAAGAAGGATATGAAATAACATCTGTTGCTGGTACGTCTGGGGGAGCGATTGCAGCAGCAACTTGGTCGCTTTCAGACGTAGAAAAAAAAATGGAGCCTTTGAAAAAATTTGTTGTTGAGACTTTGCCGACTAACAATAAAGGAGTGATTTCGTATTCTTTTTATAACTTCGTTAAGAAGTGGGGCTTTATAGATGGATTTTATTTAGAAAAGTTGTTTGAAAGAATTTTTTACGAAAAGATGTCGGATGCTAAAATACCTACGTTTATATATGCTTCCGACATTGATAGACGAAAAAGCATAGTATTTTCTTCAGTAGAACATGGGGATTATCAAACAAAGAAAGTTGTAAGAGCAAGTTGTTCAATCCCTCTGATTTTTACACCGACAAAGATAAACGACAAACTGTATGTTGACGGTGGCTGGTCTCATTTTTTTCCTCTGAGCGATTTTGAATGTTTGGATGGAGAAAACATAATAGGAATGAGAATCGTAAAATCAAACGAAAAAACAATAAAAAAAAATATAATTGAATATGCTCAAGGCGTCATGTACAGCAAGATTATTGACGACATAAGACAGCAAGAACTCCCAGGTTTTTTCAAAACAATTGATTTTGTCAGCAATTATAGCAGAGCCAATCTTGGCAAAACAACAAATGAACAAGCAAGCGATATAATTATAGAAGGATATAAACAAACTAAGGAGACTATTGAGAGGTGGACTATAGAAAACAACACAAAAGATTTATCTTCAACACTTTGTTAGAGAGCGAGAAAAAGAAAGAAGACAGATTTATTTACAAAATTACCTTAAATCTTAGTGTAAAAAAAGAAATTGGTGGCTTTGAGGCTATGGTCAATGATTTGTTGAACGACATAAGAGCGTTGACTAGAGTTACAGTAGTGCAATCTCTGGAATCTTTCGTGGAAAAAGATAACAAATACATGTCTATAAAAATTAAGTTTAACGTAAAAAATCTCAAACACGAAGGGTATCTAGATATAGCCGATTTCGTAGAGCAATTCCTCCTACCAACAATTACCAAATTAGAAGCCAAACCAAAAATCCTCAATGTCTCTAACGTCACACACGTCTAAAAAACTTCTTGACACTCTTTGTTGTTTGTAATATCTTGACAAAAGATGGTTTTGCAATTTCACAGGAGGTCTATAATGCAAAAAAATTTTCAAAATGTATCATTTCCAGAAGGCAGATATAAATCTGGCGATTTGATTTTATCAAAAGCCGGAGTTTTTATTGCCATGAAGTGTAGAACACTGTGTATATTTAGACTCGACTATTTGGCAGACAATAAAAAAAGATTGACGATTAGCGATGCGTTCCTTTACAACGAAGGTCTTCCTGTCCTATGCAATAATGTTTTCAGAAAAATAAAAAAAACTTCTTGACATGTAAAAAAAATTGGCTATGATATACACAAGTGGCCGAGATAAAACCTTTACAGCAGAAAAAGAGGAAAAAAAATGAAAAAGGCGACAACAAAAATCTTTGTTTGGAATTTTGGAGAAGGAACTTACCGATTGCAAGTCGAAAATATCGACGGAAGGAGAATCAAGACTTTAAAAAAGACTCTTGGCGCAAAAAATTGGGAGTTGGTTGCAGAATCTTGGGGTGGCAATGGTAAAAAATATATATTTTCGAAAGACTTCGAAACAGAACAGGAGGTAAAAAGAGAAACAAAAACACTAGAATTTCCAGTGTTTTACGAGACTCTTCAGTTGAAGATTAGACCTTGGAATAAACTTGCTAAGTCTTTACGCTAAAAGGGAAAAAGATGAAAATTAAAGATTTTTTGAATATAGCTCACTTTATTCTTGGACCTCCGGTTCGGAAACATTCTGATAAGCCTACGGGATACCCTCTTATGATGAAAGGACACACCGGGATTGGCAAATCTGAAATCGCCAAACTTTTGGCTGATTCATATCAATTGCCCATTGTCGAGAGAAGGGTTTCTCAAATGACAGAAGGAGATTTAATTGGCCTTCCAGAATTAAACGAAGGAGTAACTTCCTGGTGTCCACCAGACTTTTACATGAAAGCGTGTGAAACTCCTGTTATTTTGTTTTTAGATGAATTGGACAGAGGTGTACCAGAGGTGCGTCAAGGATGTTTCGAGTTGGCTGACAGTCGAAAATTAAACGGACATACACTTCATCCCGGAACAAAAATTATATGTGCTATAAATGGTGGCTTGGCAGATAGTTCAAGTTACCAAGTTTATACTATGGATCGTGCAGAATTGGCTAGATGGTGGTCTGTTGAAATCAAGCCTAGTGTAGATGACTGGCTCAGTTGGGCCTCTGAATCTACAAAAGATAATTCGACAAAAAAGCAAATTCAAGACTCTTTGAAGGAACTAACTATTTCTTATAGAAAGAATCAGATCGAAACGAATGTTCACTTTTTTTTCTATGATTTTATTGCTCAAAACCCGGAATTTTTAGAACATAACGGCCCAACTGAGCCGAACAAAATTTATCCAACAAGGCGTTCTTGGAAGCGTTTGAGCGACACTATGACAAAGGCCGGTCTTTTGCTGTCCAAAGAAAATATTGATTATGGTACGCTACAATCCCTGTCTCAAGGTTTTGTTGGTCTTGAGGCGTCCCTTGCACTGCAAAAGTTTTATATTGATTATGACTTTTTGTTGGACCCTGAAGATATGATTGCAGGAGAAGGAAAAGATAGGATTAAAAGATTCAATATTAACGACCATTCCCTCTTTATCAAAAAATTTGACAACAAAAAAATCCTAACCAAAGAATTGACGAGCGACGAAATCTTTCATCTTGTAGACTATGTTGCTTGTTTACCGCAAGAATTACTGCTCAGTTTCTTCACTCTCATGGGAACAAAAGACATCGCCCAGCAAAATATTATTCATTTATTCACCCATTATATGCCAAAGTGGTCGGAAGCAGGAAAGAAAAATTATTCTGTTGGCGAATATTACGCAGAATGTGTTGAAGAGTCTGAACTGGAATTAACAAAAACGTGAAAACAATGAAAAAAAATAACTTCGACTTAGACAAATATTTAGTTACTTTGGTCAAAATTGAGCCTTTTTTCGCTTACTTCAGTCAGTGCATAAGCAAAGTTGTTGATTATAGTATCCCGACGATTGGAGTTTCAATCAACGATAGAGGTTATTATCAAATTCATTATAATCCAGATTATATGTCAAAATGGCCTCCAAAAATTGTTGTCGGCATACTAAAGCACGAATTCTACCATATAATATTGGAGCATATTGACAAACGATTGATGGGCGAGAGCATTACAAAAGATTGGAATGTTGCGACAGATTTGAGTATAAATTCTTACTTGGTGGGAGAACTCCCACCCCAAGCACTCTTCCCAGGAGAGGGGGAATTTAAAGACTTAGAACCATTTAGAATGGCTGAATACTATTATCATAAGTTGCCGAAAAACAACAATCAAGAACCTTTTGATTCGCATGGCATGTGGGGCGACGATAATAAATTTAAGGGAATTGCTGCCGAAAGAGCGAAGCAAGCTTTGGAAGAAGCGGTAAAAGAAAGCGTTTCTACGAACGGCTGGGGTTCTATCCCAAAGCAAATTCAAAGGCAGATTGAAGATTCAATAACAAAAAAATTAGACTGGAAGAGTGTTGTAAAGTTTTTTTGCCAAAAAAGCATTAGAGGTGATAGAGTTTCAACCAGAAGGCGAAGAAACAGGCGTTATGGGTTAGTTCATCCAGGAAGTCGAAGAAACAGATATGGAAGAATTGCTATTGCGAGGGACGAATCAGCCTCAGTTTCGGACTCTTTTTGGGCAGAATTGACTGCCGAAATGAGAGGTCTTGCTGAAATAATAGAGTTTACAGTGATACCTTTTGATACAGTCGTGCAAGAAGAAAATGTTTTTGTTTGGAATAAAAACCAAAACATAAAGTCAACAAGAAAACATTGTGGAGGAACTAACTTTAATGCGCCGACAGAGTATGTGAACGAAAGGAACTTCGATGGTCTGATTATTATGACAGACATGGAGGCTCCAGAACCAATAAAATGCAAAGTCCAAAGACTTTGGATAACGAATAGAAAAGGGTTAGATAGTCATAATTTCAAAAATAATGAAAAAATTATTTCAATTGACTGATATTTACTTTAAAAAGGATTGAAAAAATGAAAGATCTAGAAAGAATTGAAAGTTTACTCAGGAATCTTCTTTATGGTGAATTCCCAAAAATAACGAAGGTTAAAGTTTTAAAGGAAGACAATGATATTTTACAAGAAAAAGTAGCGACATACAAAGATACAGTTCAAAGGCAAGCAGAAAACATTAGTCAACTGTCTAATGAAATCAAACGCATACACGAATTTTACAAAGAAAAAGCGAAAAAGTCTCACGCGAATAGTCAAGAATGGATTGATAAATACGGAAGTTTATTTCAAGAGTCATCTGAAATTTTGGAAAAAATGCAAAATTTAGAAAAAACTTGCAAAAGACAAGAAAAAATTATTGAAGATTTTACTGTGGAATCCTTGCGTTTGATGGCTGAAGTTCAAAGTCTTGAAAACAAAAATGATTTGTTCTCCAAAGATATTTCGGAACAATCTACGACTATAGATAATTTGAAAAGCGCACTAGAAGAGTGGAAACATTGTGCCACGCGCTCAAAGGAAGATTTGAACACTTTGCGAAAGACTTGCGAAGACTTGTTGGAGATTGTTGGTAAGAAAGAGGAGAAAATTATTGCTCTAGAGAACACAGAACTCCAAGCAAAAAATGATTATGTGACGAAAGAGAAGAAATACAAAAAAGACATTGAGAAGTTGAAGCATATTGTGCGCTCTCAAGGGGCCAGTGCTGCTGAATTGTCTAAGACGTTTGGGTGCTTGAAAGAACAAGTTGAGAGACTTTACGAAAAAAATAATTCTTTGAAAGAAAGTTTGTGTTTGAAAGAAAAAGAAGGGGAATATGTTGCTGAACATATCAGGAATTTAGGCAATCAAGTTTTTCTCTTGAAAAGTTTGATTTATTTGACTACCAGTGTTGAACTAGAAAATGTTGAAAAAATCACTATCAATGAAAAGTTTGAGTTGATGATGAACAGCCTTCCCCTTGAATTCACAAAGTCATTGTCCGGCATTGAAATGGAAACTAGGACTGAACAACTTGCTGCCTACCATGTGAACTATAAAGAAGGATTGTCGCCCCTTGATAAAAAAGAAAAAGACGAATTATATGGCGATACGTTGTCAAATCCGAAGAATTGGGTTCGTGCAATGATTTTGTTTATTACTTTGTTTTGGGTTTGCACGATGATGTTGCCGAAATAACAGAGGTCACAAGATGAAAGTTTATTGTGATATGGATGGAGTTCTTGTTGATTTGGAATCTTATTGGCTTGAACGATACAATTTAGATTTCGACGACAATTTGAAAATTGAAGATTTGACTGATTATGATTTTACAAAGTTTGTCAAAAGCCCAAATGTTTTCCTAAATTATTTGAAAGAATCTGGTTTTCATGGACCTGAGCGCAAACCTCTGGGAGACTCTATCGAGATTTTTACTAAAATTTACTCAGAGGTGGCGAATTTGTTTATTTTGACTTCGCCATACAAAAATTCAGAAACATGCATTAGAGATAAAAAAGAATGGGTGAAGAAGTACTTGTCGTTTTTTCCTCCTGAAGATATGATATTTTGCCACCACAAACATCTCTTGTCCAGACCTGGAGATGTGTTGTTAGATGACAAACCGACTTCTTTGAAGAGGTGGAGTTCCAATGGAGGAATTTCTGTTTGCTACAAAAGACCTTGGAATGACAATTCAGGGGCAAATTACGAAGTGAAAGGATGGCACGACTTTTATTGGCTCTTAGAAAGAATCAAAGAAGGTACAGCAGACATTCAATTGTGAAATAGGATTAAAACATCACAATGTTTGACGTTTTTTTGGAAATATTGAAAGGTTTGAGTGGTATTTTTTTTGGCTTTGTCATCGCAACCTTGGTGGGTTGGTGGCAATTGAAGAAAGGCCATTTCTGGGGGAGAGTTACTTTCACACACGCATCGTTAACAAAAGATATGAATTTGTGTTTTGATACGATGCTTGACAAAAGAGCGATAGACGTTTGGATTGACAATTCTGTTCTTAGAAATAGAATCAGAGTGAAGGCAGAAAAATGCAGCAACAAAAAGCCTTTTGTTTGCTTGGAGAACGCAGAAGACAATCACAAAATATATACTGGTATACGCAATCAAATATCAGCACACTTTTCTAGGGGAATTGTGTACAAGGCATTCCAAAGAAATGTTGGTGAATGCATTTTCTACTTTTCTTTTTGCTCTCTCAATTCGCCTTCCGACAAGTCAAAGAAACTTCATGTTTTGATATATACTGCCGATTTTATGGAGAAATTGATGGCATACAAAAATTTGATTTATAAAAAAAACCCTAGCAAAAAGGAATTAATCGACATCTTTGTCCATTTGTGTGAAAACAAAGCGGAGTCAAATTATGTGAGAATTTACTTGCCGATAGACGACATAACAAACAACTATTGTACAATTAATATTGTTGATTGAAAGTATGAAAAAAAGAGAAAAATGGAAAATTTCTATAACAAAGCATGGACCCGCTCTTTTCGACGGCGAAGGTAACTGTCATGGTTCTCTAACAACCCTCTCTCAGTGCGAAAGAAATGGTAGTGTTAGAGAGTACCTGCAAGCATATTGCGAAAAAAAGAAAAAGACAACAGTCTATTTAGATTTGTCAGAAATAATTGAATTACTTGAGTTTGACGAAGATAATGTGAAGAAACTTTTCTTTTTTGAAAAAAGGATGTGAAAATGAAAAGAAAGAAAATAAATTATGACGACATCTTTGGGAAAAACAAAACACACGGAGTATACAAAAGCAAACCCTATAATAGCGTTAAGATTGTAAAGCAATACAATGGGCTGAAACCTGGAACGATTGTTCAAGTTCTATCAACCTCTCGTTACGATGCTTACAATTTTGCAGAACACAGAAAATACGTTCAAGCTGTTGACCCTAGTGGAAAAAACATCAATATACCAACAACTCATTTTGATATTTTTGATTTAATTTCTTGACAACAGCAGCAAGTGCCACTACTGTAAAAAACAGGAGGAAAAAGCAGAATGAAAACAAAAAATATCAACATTGTAATTTTTGTCATGAATATATTTGACGCATTGTTGACTATTTTTTGGGTACTGAGCGGTCAAGCGGTAGAATCCAACCCCTTTATGAACTTTTTTCTTCAAGTTTCTCCAACGTTGTTTTATGTTGTGAAAATGGGGATGGTCGGATTTGGGTTGATTTTTCTTGAAAAATATAACAACTTCTTTGTCGCAAAGAGTGGCACTTTTGCATGTTTTTTCTTTTATTCTTGGGTGATGTGGATTCATTTTAGTTATGCCGTGGGAGCATAAAATGACTGACTTTTATGAAAAATTGGCAAAAGCCTTAGAAGATTATCATCTTTCAATCAACGAATTACGGAGAGAAGATGTTGAAGATGCAGTTGAGCAAGCAGAATTATATGGCAGAAGCGTTGCAGATGTAGCAGCAGGTTTGCATCTTTTTCATGTAGGACAAAGTTTGTTCAGCGAATATTTACAGGGAGAATAATTCTCTAATTATAAACAATTTAGTTTGATGAAAAATAAGGAGTTAAAATGAAATGCTTGAGAAACAAATAGAAAGGCTTAAGGCAGAGTTGAAAAAAGCCAGGAAAAACAACAATGAAAAGTTAGAGTCTGCCATCATGGGCAAACTAAGAAATTTAAACCATCAATTATACTCCCAGCGAGAGCATTCTGGGAAAACAACCGATGAACTGAAATCAGAACTTGCTGAACTTCGAAAAAAATTAAAAAAAGCCCAAAAAGAAAATAATTCTCATTTAGAGATTGTTTTAATGGCTAAAATTCGAAGAATCAATGCTGCGATGAGGTCAGCAAAAGAACAAATTGAGGAGACAAAAGAAATGGATTGGGATTGGAATTATAAATCTAATAGGTTCGAAAAAGAACCACCACTGGAACCAGATTGGGATTACGAATGGGAGGCGTTTTATGACGAAGCCACTGACAGACTATTAGATTTTGAAGACTACGAAGACTATTTTAGCATGAGTTGGGGAGGACATGATTTGTACACTTATGTAGACCGCGACTCTGACCCAGATGTTGTTGCCAAAAAACTCTGGCGCGACTATCAAGACAAAAAAGCGAAGGAACCTGGGGATGACCCTAGTGATTTTTATTCATACTCGGATTTTGATTTGAGTGAAAACAAAAAAACAAAAATTCGGTTGAAATTCATCAAAGGCTAACAATATCAATGATTTCGCTTATGAAAGACCTTACATTTTAACCTACAAATCTCAACCCACTATAATCTATAATATATCCTATTTTTCACAATATTTTTCCGAAACAACCGCACTTTTTGACAACAAGAGGTAGTTAAATGCTTGTTTTTGTTTGATTTTCGAGTTTTTTAATTTTTTTTATTTTATCTTCACATTGTAAGATTCAAAAATTTGCTGTAAAAAGTCTAACTTTCTACACATTTGGAGTGAAAAAATGCGAGAAATAATCAAAGAGATAGAAAAGTTCATTGTAGCAATCGGAGTCAGCCGGAAAACAAATGCGAAAATAGAAGTATTTTTTGATGGTCCGAAAAGTAAATTGAAGAAAATTATAGAACTAATATCCCCCACAGAGTGCGTACAAGAATCACCAAACTATGACTCAGTGTACCCAAAAGATGGTTGCATCAAACAAGAATCCGTCAACATCTCAGGATACAACCGTGAAGACCCATTAGAATATATAGATTGGGAAATTAAGGTTGTTTTTGAAACTCCGCAAGAAGATAAAGCAGAAGACATAATATGGATATAAAACTATGAAATTATATTTTGACATCGGTGGTATGGCCTGGATGGAAACTTACTCTCACGCTGACTGGCAAGTATGGCATGAAGGGAAATTCTTTCGACAACTCAATTATGAAGAACTAAAGAAAATAGGAATACTTCATCCCATGCAAGCACCTCAAAAAGTTGTTGAAGAAAAAATGCCAACGAAAACAAGCGTTTACGCTTTTTTTCAGAAAGAAACATAAAAAGGTGTTGACAGGCGAAGCGCAATGAGTATATTATAGCCATACACAATGTCCGAACTTACGACGCTTGAGCAACGAGCAAAGAAGTCCGGCTGTCAAAGCATTCTTAACCTTATTGAGTCTGTATTGGAGAACAAAATCAATGAGTAAGCACATCCCAAGAGTTTTTATTTGCTGGGTCTCAAGTTCAAGTCACGACCATATCATGTCCCTGACCTACAACAACGGAATGGGGCTTGTCCGAGTCTATCAAAAAGACCGTTATGACAGTAGGCTCAACTTGGGCCGAACTGAGCCACTTCCTTACTTCGATGAACCGAGTGAGGCTTACATTTGGATGAAAAAAAATCCCGACGAACAGTGCCAGTGCAATACAAAAATTGCCCCTAGTCTGGGTTGGAAACGAAGCGAACTGGATCTCTAAGACAACAACTGCGACGGTCACGTTTTTGATTATCGAAAGACAAACAACACAAGAAACATTCCCTACAGAGGATGTAACTGTTAATTTTATCGGAGGAAAAAATGGAAGACGAAAAAAAAGAAAAAAACATCGAGCAAGAAATCCCATTCGAAGAGTTCATGCAAGTATTAACAATGCTTGTAATCAAAGACTCAGAAAATGTTTTAGAAGACGAAAACTGTTCTTGGTTTGGAAACTACAGCATACTGACGACATTTACGAGCCTTTGCAGGCTATACCTCCCCAAAATTGAAGATTTTTACAACAATTCAGAAGAAAATAAGGAAACAAAAGAAGAAATCAAAGATTATTTGTTTGACCATAGCAAATATGATGCATAAGGATTGAAAATGAGACAATATATGATTGACGACCACAACTTATTCCCTTACACAATTGAAGTAGAACGAGATAACCAACGTGAACTCGGACCAGGAATTTTGAAAGCGAAATACAAAGAAGAAATATTGGAAGAGTTCAAAGTTATTACTGGTGGTAAAACTTTGAATTCGACAAATTATGGGGGAATTACACCACCTATAACTTGGATGCCTGTAGAACCCTTTGTAGAAAGGTCGCCGGACGGAAATCGACCAACCATGCGAATGTCGCGGATTGTTCCAGTTTATCGTAGTTATGCAAATTTGTTTTACCCAAAAAGGACTTTCGCTCTACCACCAGAAAGAAATGACCCGTTTATGATTCACCTTGGAGAAGCAACTCTTGGAGCCTCGACAGGATGCATCGTGGTGACAGAAAAAAAAGAAAAGTTTTTTAGTTTATTTTACGAAATGCAGATGCAATCCAAAGTTTTTGTCCCAATACATGTTCGAAATTATGAAGAAGAAGGATGAAGAAGGATGAAAAAAGTTGTCCATGACCTTGAATACCACGATTTTAACGAAATGGAAGATAAAATCTATAAAATGTATGACATTTGCAAAGAACTAGCAAATGTAGAAGTAATCCCTGGGTGCGATGAACATCTTGCGCGACTCAAAGAAGAATCAATTCAAGTCTTGAAGAAGATAGAAACTTGCCCTTCTTCTTATCGAGGTAAACTTCTAATTTGGTAATTGTTCGTAGGAGGAACACATGAATAATATAGAAAAAATCTCTGACAAGTTACTCGACAAAACGATTGATTGCCTTGTCGAAATCAGAAAAATCACTTCAGATGTTCCTATCTCAAGGCTAGAAGAAATTCTCTGTCTTGAGTGGAGGAAGCGGTATCCAAACACTATAGCACCATGTCTATACAGACGAGCGAAAGAAAAAGGTGGATTCCCACCATGCTACAAAGGACCAACAGAAACCGTCAACATCTATGAGAACGATGAAAGTAGAACCTTACTCGAAGAAATCGAAGAATACCAGGTACACAAACGTGCAATGGATCGATTTGCTGCCATGAGTGATGAAGAGAAGTTTCGAACCTTCGTCAAGGCAGGCATCTACACAGAAGAAGGCGAACTGACCGAGAGATACGGAGGCTCTGCTCCCAACCCTGAGAACGGTCAATAGAGTCCACCGCAGGGGATGATTGATATGCTTGCTCCCCAGCCCTTACTCCCAACACCACACCAACTCGGCCTCGCCTTTCGCATGTTTCAAACTCAACCAAAGGCAGAGTTTGGGCTTTTACTATCATCGAAATGAATTGAACTTAGAAAAGGACACCAAATGCAGCAAATGACAGAAAAAGAAATTCAAGAATTCATCGAGAAACACAAAGATAAGGCGAAAAGCTCCATATTTTCAAACACATAAAAAAAAGAAAAAAAATACTTGACATTCTAAGCCAGATTCACTATCTTCAAAACATCGAGGTAATGATGCCTCCCACAACCTCCCAGGAGGAAAAAATGTCAAAATCTTTCTTCGAAGACGCTCAAACCATCAAATTTTTCCAACCCCACGTTGACGAGTACAACAAACAGATTGAATCTCTTGTAGAAAGACTAAATCACACGAAAACTCACGATTTGAGAAACCATGTACAATGGTTCTTGGACAACCCATCCTCAGTCGAGTTTATCGTTGGTTGCCTCTACAAACAAAAAGGAGGTAGACGCAGAAACCAAATCCCAGCCAAGAAATTTCCAAAAAACCAAGATTGGAACCTCTCTCGCGTTGTATGGGAACGAGCGCAGTGGCACAACATTATTCCAGGTGGAAGTGCTTCTCTGTGGGGTCCAATGATGTCAATTGGTCGCATCCCAAAAGAAGACATGGACCGCATCGACACACTTTTCTGCGGTATCGCTGCAATGCATGGATTGTACACTGCAACACACCGATGGAAAGAAGCACTCGGAATGTAAAAAAATAAAAAAAACACTTGACAACCCAAAACACATTCGTTATCTTCAAAACATCGAGGCAATGACGCCTCCCACAACCTCCGAGGAGGAAAAAATGGCTTATAAATGGGTAATAACAAAGGATGTCGTCGAGTGCGGAGAATGCGAGGGTGTCATGAACATGTACCCTCGCCTAAACGAAACCCTAGCAGACGTTGAAGTCTCTGCCAAGGGTGCAAGAATAATGTCAAAACTGTCGAATTCGCAATGGGAATATGTGCGATGGAAAGCATACTGCGGTGATGGTGAACTCATGTACGAGGGCAAGATGATTATGAGTCCTAGTGCAGACGGCTTCGAGCCATTAGATGACTTCTGTATGCCAAATGCAGGCGCAACAAGTCTAAAACTATGTGAAAAGGGAAAGTGGTCCTGGTTGTAAAAATTGAACGGTTCAATTTTAAGGGGCGTGGGCGCTATGCGACGTAGAATAGACTACCTGTATTCAAGTGGCGTCAACAACAACTCGAAACAAGAGGTGAGAGCGATGAAAAATTATGTTTCTTCAAAAGGACTCAAGTTCAACAAAAAACACATTGTGAACCCTTCAGATTATGACCCCAGTGGGACTTGGACAAAGGCATTTTTGCTTCACAATGAATTTGGAACAATTTGTGTTGTCTTTGCGAGTCATCTGCAAGATGCGCTGGAGATTGCGGTTGATGAGGAAAGGTTTGAATGTCAACGCATCGAAGAGTGCTCTAAGGAGGAGGAGGAATACTACACCCGGTTGGGGAATTACGGGGATCTCTATGACCTGACTTATGTCGGGTTTGATGTCGTGGATACTCCATTCACAGCAGCGTCGAAACCTTGCTAGTCTCGCTTGAACGGTTCAAGAAATTGAACCGTTCAATTTTTTGTGCTTCGGGTGGTCTTGTAGAATAGACTACCTGTATTGAGAGAGCGTAACGACAAACTTCAAAACACGGAGAACAAGACAATGATTTTCTCAAAGCCTGTGCCTTTTTCTGGAACTGCAACTTGTTCAGCGCATCTCAAGATCGGGATTTCTCCGGCTGGGACTCGCTATAACGTCTTTACCGAAGACAAAGAACCCGACGAGGTTCGCATGTACGTTGATGCTTACACGGCAAAACTTCATCGCCTTTGGTCCTCTCACTATGAAAGATGCTTTTCTCTGGAAAAGAAAGCGAGAAGAGAATCAGCGATGAACCAAGAAATTATCAAAAGTATCAGCGAGTACATTGATAATTTCTCGTCGATTGCTTGAAAGTGTGAAAAATAGGAAATAGGAGGTAGTATGTTCGGAATGAAAGATGTGACAGCGTCCCAGTCTCTAGCCGACATTCTGAGGCACTATAAAGCCATTGGCAATATACAGGGCAGAGAGAGGCTTCTTTCTCGAACTCTAGACTCGCTGAGGTTTGATTATGGGATGAATTATCCCACAATCTTTGCGATGGCCCAGCGACTGTCTCCCGGTCTGACCATTGCAGATTGGGAAAACTTAATGATGGAGTTTGAAGATTGGGAGTCGGAATCACGCTAACAAAACACGGAGAACAAAACAATGAAAGAAAAACAAAAAATCACTCGCTTCTGTCAAGAACAACTTGATAAATGGAATCTCAGTCAAGAAGGTTGGACACTCAAGTGGAACAAACGACGAAAGTCTTGGGGTCTCTGCTGCTATCGAACAAAAACTATTCAACTCTCTGAAAGGTTTTTGTGTCACGGAGAGCAACTGTACGATACGGTTCTCCACGAAATTGCACATGCTCTCGCTGGACAAAGAGCAGGACATGGACCAATTTGGAAAAGATACGCAAGACAAGTTGGAGCAAACCCATCTAGGACAAAGTCAGCAAAAAGAACCAAAAAGTTTATGAAAAACATGGACTACAAATATCAATATTCCTGTAATGGGTGCGATAACACCGGAGGATTCTCCAGGCTCACAAACAAATGGACTGAAGAAAGAGTCATCTGCACGAAATGTGGCTCTCGCGTTTCTTATCGACAGAGGCGATAAGGGACCAAACAGGCATTCTAAGAGCGTTTTGTCTTGCGCGAGTATCAAGACAAGGCTCAAAGACAAAACGCTCTTAGAATTGCTCTAAATTTGTTATTTTTTTTCTTGACATTTTGAAATGAACTTGTTACCTTGGATTCTCAAGGAAAAAAGGAGTAAGCAATGAAAAAAACAAACGTAGCAATTTTCGAAATCTTTGTTGGACTAGCCATCGGGCTAGTTCTAGCAATCATCACACAACTATGCTGGAATAGCAGCATCGCTCCATTAATCGGAGCAAAAAGTTGCAGTTTCTGGCAAGCCTTCGGCATGAATGTCTTCGGCTCAATCGTTTTCAAAGACACCGTTACTCTCAAAAAGGAATCCTAAGATGAAAAAATTGCTAGAAGCAATACGAGAAGACCAACTGGTGGGAATAGGAAGTTGCTCGTCCATCTCAGAAGCATATACAGACGAGGAAATCCTGGAATGCTTGGAAGAAAAAAACATCACAACAAAAAATGGTGCGCTGAAATGGGCGCACGATACCGAAGAACTGTTTTTGTCATGCCTCACAACCAATTTTGACCTCTACGATGAATCCACGGTCAAGACTTTTTTTGAAGCAAGAAAAAAATATAACTACGAAGAGGAGTAAACAATGAGCATCAAAAATCTGGAAATCAGAGAGTCCGAAATGTGTCATATCAACCAAATTGACCACAAATGGCAAAATAGAATGGAATTCCTTCTATACCCAGATGACATAAAATGGGAGTTCGCTGGACATGACCTCGGAGACATTGTCATCGAAAGACTTGCACACCTGCTGTTCGAAAATCCTACAAAATCTTGGTACTCAAACCACCCAGCGCAAACCGAAAAATTTCGCCAATCCTTCCTTGAGCAGTTCGAAGAAGCACTCTCCAAGTGTACACTACTAGATGATGACTTCTTCAATAAGAAAAAAAATCTCTCCCTCTTCCTAACCTTCACACCAAGACTTCAAAACCTAAGCTACTAAAAACATTGAAGAATAACAATTCCCTCCAAAAAAAAGAAAAAAACACTTGACTCCGCGCCACACAATGTGTACCTTCATAACAAGGCAACAACAACCCACAAACAAAAGGTGAAAACAATGAAGTTTGCAATCCTCTACGTTCCACACGATACCGAAGAAGAACCCTGCATCTGCGGTATCTTCAAAAATTGGAGAGCAGCACATGATACGCTCCTCTCCAAAGGATACACAAACATCGTAAAGCAATCTGGTGAATTCTATACCTCACCAGACCCCAACGAAGATGGCCTCTACACCACAACCAGCATTCCAACAGAAGAAAATATCTTCGACCCCATTTAAGTTACCAAAAATCACAAGACAACAAAAAAAAAGAAAAAAACACAGGAGAACAATATGTACAACACATACTATGTCGGACCTTACCTCACATTCAAACACGCCAACAAAGAATGCTACGGCAATTCATACATCGTCGGCATAGCATACGCATTCGACGCATATGGACTCATCGGACCAGAACATAACGGCATTTTCGTACTCGACGATACACACAAAGAAGTCGTACTCGACAGACACTCAGAATCAACAACATTCAGAAATGAACCAACTACAACACAACTCGACGAATTTAAACGCATCATGAAAATGAATCAAGACGAATTCATCATCTTCATCCAGCAAAACCCACGCTCCAGACTTATGTGATAAAATGTTCACAACGCCAAACAAATAATAAATGAAAAAAAAGAAAAAGTTTTTTCATGGCGTTTCTGTAATTGTTGTGGGGGTTTAAGACCCCTACACACACAAAAGTTACAGAAAATTGAAAAAAAGTCTTGACAAGATGCCCCAGGTCGGTTATATTCAAAACATCGGAGGCAATAACGCCTCTCAAAAACGTCACAGGAGTTTGTGATGACTAAGAAAGAAATGGTTCGACAGTTCGTTCAAAAACAATTCAACAATAATCTGACTTTCGTTACAACCGATGAGGTCAGGCTCAACGTTCCCAGTGTCGCAAAATGGAAGGATTATCAGATTAAAAAATGCGTACTCCAGGCTGGGGGTTGGCCGAGTGGAAAAGTCATCCTCAGTGTGAAAAACGAGGCTCAGAAAACTCGCGAAAAGTGGCATTACAAGCGCAGATAAGGCGAGTTGACATCTCACCAGTCTCTGTGGTGGAACTGGCAGACACGACAGACTTAAAATCTGTTGCCCTAAAAGGCGTGAGGGTTCGAATCCCTCCAGAGACATTCCAAACTTTCTACACGTTGAGCAGTTTTGAGACAAAAAGCAAAGCTCAACGTTTTCAACGACTTAGTTAAACCTTCTCTATAAGAGAACAACAAGCAGCAGGTTCCAACTTTTTTCACGCAGAGCGACAAAAAGTCTTGACAAGATGCTCCAGGTCTGTTATCTTCAAGGCATCGGAGGCAATAACGCCTCTCAAAAACATCACAGGAGTTTGTGATGCACTACACATTTGTTAGAGAATTCATTGATACAAACCCAAACCTACTCTCCAAAGTCATCCGTCTTGTCGAAGACGGAGATTTTGAAGAGTTTGACCGACTCATATTCCACAGACTCTTTTTTGAGGGAGTCTTGAGTGCTGCGTTGTCCCAAAGTTTGTTCGAACAATACCAATACGAAATTAAAGAAGGTATATTGCCAACATAGTCTCAGAAAATCGGACCCGTAGTTCAGATGGTTAGAACTCCCGGCTCATAACCGGGTGGTCCTCGGTTCGAATCCGAGCGGGTCCACAAAACGCTCCCCTTTGCTGGTAAACTCCTAAAAAAACAAAGCAAAGGGGAGCAATTTCTCTCTCAACATTCCAAACTTTCTACACGACAAGCGATTTTCCTCCAAAAAGCAAAGCTCAATATTTTCAACGACTTAGATAGACCCTTCCCATAAGAGAACAATAAGCAGCAGGTTTCAACTTTTTTCACGCGGAGTGAAAAAAAGTGTTGACAAGACACCCCAGTTTGATTATTGTTGAATTCACGGAGCAATGACGCTCCCAAATGAAAGGAAAAAACGATGAGACAACGAAAACTGAACAGGACAAGCCTGGGCTGGGCCGTCCACAACCTGATCGCACACCCTCTATCTGAGATGTTGTGGGTGTGCGCGTTCGTCCTGGAGGCACTCTGTCTGCCGAATCTAGCAGACAGAACCGAGGATCTGGGCCATTGGGTCCACGACGTTACTGTACCTGAACACGAGCCAGGCACAGGAAGAGGGTGACGACGATGACATGGTTCTACTTTTGGGAGTGGCTCTTCAGCCTCTTGGCAGCAGGTTTCAACTTTTTTCACGCGGAGTGAAAAAAAGTATTGACAAGACACCCCAGTTTGATTATTGTTGAATTCACGGAGCAATGACGCTCCCAAATGAAAGGAAAAAACGATGAGCAAATGGTATTTTGGGTACGTTGTTTGTCATGATGCGGAAATCATGACGTGGGATGTAAGCCTGAAGATGGCAGCGGAATACATTGAAAGTTCCGATTGGCATCTAATCGATGATGGCAGCGAGGTCCACAAAGATGACCTTGATATTATGCCAATCGAAGAGTATGAAATGCTCTTTGGTCCAGGGTGAAAAGAGTAAAAAGAGGTCTCCACAGAGTTTCCAGGTACAAGTCCTAATCTTTCTTATAAAAAGGAATAAAAATGAAGAAGTTAACAGGCATGATAGAGTCCCTTGTAACTGCAATGGAAACTTTTTTATTGGTCACTGTAACAACGTTGTTTGCGATTGGAATCGCAACTCCGTTCGGATTGCTTGTTTATGCCATATGGCGATATTTTATCGTTATTGTCTTGTAAGGTGAAAAAAAAAGAAAAAAAAGTGTTGACAAGAGGCTCCAGGTTGATTATTGTTGAATTCACGGAGCAATGATGTTCCCAAACATCACAAAGGAGAAAGTGATGAAACCATCGAAATACCAGGAAGCAATCGCCAACGCCATCACCACCAACACAGGGAACCTGCAAGTCGGGGCCGTCGCAGGTTCCGGCAAGTCAACCACCTTGGCTCAAGTAGTTGCTCCCAGACTTTCCGGGACAACCTGTTTTCTGGCTTTTAACAAAGCCATCGCGACCGAATTGGGCAACAAACTGCCCAAAGGAACAGAGGCGAAAACAATCCACTCACTCGCCTATGGTCCTGTGAGAAGGAGATACAAGCAAACAAAGGTGGAAGGGCGTAAATACGCCACGATCGTGGGGGATTTTTTGGAGCATCTTCCAGGTGCATCTGCTTCTGTTGTCAATTTAATTGACAATGGAGCCGACTTGCGCTCCCCGTTGGTCAAGATGATCGATTTGGTGAGAAATACTCTCACCAACCCAGAGGACGACAAAGCAGTGATTAATCTCGCAAATCACTACGATGTCGAAATGCCAACAGGGAGTCTGTTGGAGTATTTTTTCGTCGCTCTGAACAAAATCCTGGCTGCCGGTCGCGCAGAATCAAAATTCTGGCTGGATTTTACCGACATGTTGTGGCTTGCTGCCACTGACCCAACAATCCAGCCCAAAAAATACGACTGGCTACTTATCGACGAGTGTCAAGACTTGTCAAAGGCGCAACTGGCTGTTGTCTCAAAGGCTCTTAAGCCAGGAGGTCGAGCAGTTTTTGCTGGGGATGCTCGACAAGCCATTAATGGCTTTGCCGGGGCCGATTGTGACAGTTTTATGAACATTCACAAAGAAATGGATACCACCATCCTGCCTCTGACCATTTGTTACCGCTGCGATGCCTCCATCATCCGGGAGGCTCAAAAGATTGTCCCGGAAATCGAGGCTCGCGAGGGCGCAGCAGAGGGAAGTGTCTCCAGCATTTCAGAGGAAAAATTCAGCCCTGTTGAGGGTGACATGGTTCTCTGCCGAACTAATGCTCCCCTCGTAAGCCTTTGTTTTCGCTTGATTTCAGAGGGCAAGCCTGCTCGAATCAAAGGTCGTGACATCGGCGCAGGTCTCATCTCAACAGCAAAAAAAATAACAAAAAAACGAGGGTTTGCTGCTTTGGGTTGGGAGAACTTTGGCGAGGCTGTTCAGCAATGGCTCCAAGCCGAGCGTGTTAAACTGGAAAAGAGAAAAGCCGACGAAGGTCGTTTTCAGGCTCTCTCCGACAGAGCAGAGTGCTTGACGGTCATCTGGTCGTCTTCGACAATAAACACGCTTAGGGACTTCGAGAAGACTGTTAAAGGCATTTTCTCTGATGACCGTCCCGGCATCCAACTGTCGAGTGTACACCGCTCCAAAGGTCTCGAAAACGAGCGTGTATACATTATCCGTCCTGAACTACTCCCCGGACCCTGGGCAGAGGAAGGAACGTGGCAGTATGAGCAGGAAATCAACCTGAAATATGTCGCGATAACAAGAGCGAAACATGAACTCGTTTGGGTTCGCTAACCTCCCTCCCAGCATCCTCCCAGCATCCTCCCACAATCCTCTCCAGAAAATCCTCTCCAGAAAATCCTCTCCAGAAAAACGAGCCTCCAGAAAATTGTCTCCAGAAAAACGAGCCTACAGAAAAACCTCCTCAGAAAAACGAGCCTCCAGAAAATTGTCTAGCAAAATCAAGCTCTTGAAAGTTTTTTCTCCCCCAGGTGCATTTTTTGTTGACAACCTCCGCTGGCTTTGATATGCTTTGAACTCGTCGCAATGTTGCGACCCAAACATCACAAAGGAGAACGTGATGAAAAGAGGAACGCTTTACCTGCTTCATTTTTCCCGACCCCTCAGCCATGCCAAGCACTACCTTGGCTTTACCACACGAACACCCGAAGACCGTCTTCGAGAACACCTCGAAGGCAAAGGCTCACCACTGGTTAAGGCAGCGGTCGAGGCAGGAATCGACGTGACCATATCTCGCACCTGGCGAGATAAAACACGCTCCGACGAGCGTTCTCTGAAAAACCAAAAAAACGGCCCCAGGCTCTGCCCCTGCTGTAACCCTCGCCTTAAAGAGTAGCACCCTCCCAGCATCCTCTCCAGAAAATCCACTCCAGAAAAACGAGCCTTCAGAAAATCCACTCCAGAAAAACGAGCCTTCAGAAAATCCACTCCAGAAAAACGAGCCTTCAGAAAATTGTCTAACAAAATCAATGGCTTGCAAGTTTTTTTCTCCCCAGGTGCATTTTCTTCTTGACATTTTGGAGAAACGCCTTTAACTTGGGTGTTCCGAGGTAATAACGCCTCGCAAACATCACAAAGGAGAACGTGATGGTCTCAATCATTCAGTTTTCTGTCCTATTCTTTGCAGCAATCGCTGCCTTCATCTTCATCGGGGTGACAATTGCATTCATTCCCGTGGGAGGTCTAGCAGCGCCCCTGCTGGCTCTTTTCCTCATCGTGGGATCGGCCTCCTACCTTTTGGTAGAGGCCATCATACATAATCCCCGGTTTTTTCTAGCATCCGGCGTGGGGTGTGTCGCCTTCTTTGTGGGGGTGTAAAATGCTCCTCTTCCTTCTTTGTCTAGCCTGCTTTGTTGGCAGGCTTGCCAGGTTAGACGGTCAATTGTAAGCACACCTCACACCTCAGCAGAGCACACCTCACACCTCACACCTCAGCAGAGCACACCTCACACCTCACACCTCAGCAGAGCACACCTCACACCTCACACCTCAGCCGAGCACACCTCACACCTCACA